GTCGAAAGATAGGAATTGCCCGTGGTCTGCAAAGCCGACGTAGCCGCGCCCGAGGGGAGCGGAAGAGACGCTGCGGAGATTGCCGCCGCGCCTCCCGATACAACGCCGGCTAAGGTCGAAAGATAGGAATTGCCCGTGGTCTGCAAAGCCGACGTAGCCGCGCCCGAGGGGAGCGGAAGCGTCGCCACGGAAACAGCCGCCACGCCGCCCGTCACAATTCCGGCCAGGGTCGTTAGCGCATTGTTCCCGGTGACTTGCAAAGCCGCCGTTGCCGCGCCCGAGGGAAGCGGGAGGGCGGAAGTCGAGACGGCAAGGACGCCCCCCGTGATGGCCCCGGCGATGACGGCGAGCGCATTGTTGCCCGTAGTCTGCAAAGCCGACGTAGCCGCGCCCGAGGGGAGCGGAAGCGTTTGATCCGAAGCTAGGACTACCGGAAGGCTTTCCGCCGCGCTGTTCTGGCCAGCAGGGGGGAGCGTGTTGATCGTCGTGCCGGTTCCCTGTGTGACCTGAATCGTCGGAAACGGCATTTTGCGAACCCTAGAAAGAGATGACGGAGATCAGTGCGCTATCGTCTGCATTGGAAAAGTCGAGCTTCCCGTTGCCTACCGGGGGGTTAGGCACATACGTGGAGTCAATCTCGATCAATCCGAGGGTCAATGTAGCCGCAAAATCTTGTGGTGTCGATACAACAGGATTTGCTTGCATGGTGAGGCTCATAATCCATCGGTCCTCCCATTGCTTTTCGCCGTTGATGAAAGGGATTTGATTGCCTTCGTCGCACCAAAGCGGCGCAACGGCATAGCCATTTGACCGCATGAATTCGGTCGCGAAAGAAGACCGCCAAAGCGTCGAAATGATCTGCGAATTGTCCGACCCCATCGACCCGTGAACGTCGAGTTGAAAGGTCAACTGCGTGCCTTCCTCATAGGTCATCGTCGTATCGGTCGAATGCGTCCGGTCCCAATCCGCAACGGTGGTGCGGAGACGGTCCCGGCGCGCTTCGGTCATGACGACAAAGTCGGCCGCCTTGGGCTCCGGAACGCGGTTGCCTTGATTGACGAAAGCTTCGGTCCCCGAGGGGAGCACGGCCAGGAGGAAGGCCCGAAGCGCCGTGAGGCAATCGTCTTGCGTGATCGAGGGGACGAAATTGGTCACGCGGGAACCTCGCGCTCGAAATCGCGATAGTCTTCCGGAAGGTCAGGGACAGGCTGAGGCCCGCGCAAAGCGTGATGGCAATCCGCAAGATAATCGATTTGACCATTCGTCAGAAAATAGTGACACACGCGTTCATTTTGCCACGACAGATGAAAACTAGGTATTGCGGACATACCGTCACCCGGCGAGAAATATGTCCAGCCCCGCCCTTTGGGTAACGTGTGCAGCCGGTTGCATCCGGCACACCAATGATGATAGCCGGCGTCGCTTTCCCTGAATTTGCGCGAAATTTGCATAGCGTTCATTGGGTTTGTGGCGGATTCTGCAACGTGACCGCTACCTTACACCACCCCGACGAATCCCACCCCTCCAAAACTTGCGTCACAAGCCAGGTATCGCCCTCGCTGGCCGACGTGAGGCCGGTCGGGATCAAGAGCCAATCGCCGCCCTTCATGGCCGGCCGGTTGAGCCCTTGGACGCGCTGATTGATGTAGACCGCGCGCGAAATGCCTTGGACGTTGAGGCTGTCCATTTGCTTAAGGTCGTCGCTCGACAGAGCTTGCACCCGGAAAGTCACGCTGGCGGTCGTGGTTGTCGTCTCGACGCGGTGGCCGGCGGCGTCCGTGGCGTAGCCCGTATTCGAAACAATCGAACCGACGAAGGGCGCGTTGATGGGGTCCATCAGGGGGCCGACGATGGCGCTTAGGTTCATCCGACCACCTCCGCCGGGGCGTTGGCGGTCTTGCCGCCCTTGGCCACTATAGCGCCTCCGGTCGTGACCTCATAGGAAATGCTGTTCCACATAACGGCGGTGTCGATCAGCGGCTTTTCGAACCCTTTGCGCTCGATGGTGATAGGCGACAGGGGCGGCGCGTTGGTGTCGCGGATCGATTGCCGAAGCTGGCCGGCGATGCCTTCGCCCATGAGCTCCAAGCTCTTGCCGATGTTGTAATCCTGAAGCTTCAAAATGTTCGCCAGGCTATCGCCCCACTTCGGCGATTTGGCGGCCACCATGTTCGAAAAGAATGGGCGTGGCGGAATGCCGCGTGCCGGCGCACCGAAGTTCTGGACGGCGGCCACCATGGCGACGCTTGTCCCGTCCGGGTAGGTGGCGTCTTCCAGAAAGCCGACGCGAAGTTCACCCGGTTGCGCCAGGCGAGCCCCGAGCTCCGCCAGCGCCTTAGCGAGCGCGTCGCCACCTACCAACGTCGCGGCGGACATGCGGGGCCAGACATTCCCGGCACATACTGGAAGGTGCGAAGTTGCCGCGTCATGTTCCAGTAAGTCGCACCGTATTGGGTTTGATTATACCAGGCCGCCGCTTGCGGGCCGTTGTATTCCGCCGACATATTGACGGAACCTTGCCCGGCCGACGAAATGCGCCCGACGACGCGCGATTGCGCTTGCACAGTCGAGCCGAAATAGAGTTGCGCCAGGTGCGCCGTCAAATGCCAGAGATACCGAAGGCGGGGGAGATAGGTCGCCGGATCGCAGGGCGCAAGCGATGCGTCCGTATTGTCGAGGATCATAGTCGCGTCGGTGAAACAGTCGTTCACTTCGTCGTCAGACACATTCGAGAATTCAGGGAACCGAACGCGCCAGTCCGCGACGACGAAGACCGCGACAGTCATGACGTCAGTTGCGCGGAACGTCGAGCGGAACCACCTTGCCGGTCGGGTCGGGCTTTTCCGGATTGATCGGTTCCAGCCCCGACTTGAGGTCTTTCCGCTCGCGAGCCATCGCCTTGGAATCGGCTTCCTTGGCTTGGGCAAAAATAAGCCCATTGGCAACGGGGCCGTAATGCTCATTCTCCGCAATCCAGGCGTCCCAGAAGTCCTTGGGAATGCCGTGCGTCAGACCGTAGGTGAAAGCCACGTCGTGAGCTTCAACGTTGAGCTCGCGGTTGTTCGCGTCCACGCGGCGACGCGCGCCGTTGAGCGTAAAGCGGACCTTGGGCTGACCTTCCCGAGCGATCTCCATATGAAGACCGTTCGGGAGTTTGCAAGCGACGGTGACGGTTTGCATGTGGTCGATCAGACTCCGAGCATGGAAGCGATGCCGAAAGGCTGCTTCAGGATGAAACCCCACGTCCCTTGAGACTTCTTTTGAGCCCAGGCGGAAAGGTCGGGAATCACGGCGTGGGCGCGCATCTTTTCCGTGAAAGCGCACACGCCGGTGTCTTGGCCCTCCGCGCTGTCAAGGATCAGTTGCACCACGTTGCCGGCGGCCGTCGCGTAATGCGTCGCGGTCTTAACTTTGATATTCGGGAAATTCTTTTTGAGCAGGTCGGCAACGTTGACGTTGAAGCTATTGGTGGCCGTCAGCGCAACTTGCGAAGCCGGCGACAGCGCCAGCGTCATTTGCGCGTCGAGCGACGCAATGTCCGGAGCCTGCACTTGCAGTTGCGAGAACAGCGATTGAATGTCGGTGAAGACTTCATTCGCGGTCGCCGTGACCACGCCGGCGGTGATCCATGGGCCATGCGCATTCGACCCATAAACCTTCGGACCGGGCTGAAGCGAGGCGGTCAGGTTCGGATCGTTGAGGATGCCATAGTTGGCCAGGCCGGCGACGCCGAAGAAATAGCTGTTGTTTTGGAATTTGTCCAAAACCATAGCCGAAGCGATGGACTTTTGCGCGGCCCATCCGATCTTGGCGAGACCCATGCGTTCGACTTCGCGTTCGCCCCACTGAGTTACCGTCTGGTAATGGTAGCTTTGGCGTTGCGGGAAGTTCACGTTCGCGCCGCTTGAACCGTTGGTCGAATAGTCGCCATAGGACGACGTTTCGCCGGTGTTTTCCACGACGGGGAAGGCTGCGGTGTCGGTCAGCCAATCGCCCTTTTTGGCTTCGCCGAAAATCTCCGCCGCCTTGTTTGGCGTCACCAGAACCCGAATGATCTCCGGATCGGTGTAGACGGTGAGCCAATTCGGAATGCCCGCGTTGGACGTGGTGACAAGCGTCGGTTGCGCGTCGAACGCAAAGGCCGAGTCGTTGGCGAAGCCCTCCGGGATGTAGTCGAACGTCTCGGGCGGGAAGTGAATGCCGTAGTCTCGGGCGAGAGCGGCAAATTCAGGATTGCGGCGCATGGGTTTTCCTTATCAGCCGAGAGCGCGAGACGACATCTTGACAAGCTCGCCAGCAAGGGCGGAGCTCCGCGCATACCATTTCGTCTCGATTGCCGAGGTGGCCGAAATGGTCGTGCTACTGGCCGTTTGCGAGACGGAGACGGCGTAAGTGCCGGTCTGGCCTGCGCCGGTCAAGAATTGCGAGATGTAAGTGCCGGCGGTCACGCCGGAACCCGACAGGACGTCGCCCACGGCCAGGGCTCCGGAGCTTACCGCCGTGACGGTGAGCGTGCCATACGCGCCGCTGACGGTCGTGCTGGCCACGGTCTGCGGCGTGTCCACCTGATAGGTGCCGACGCCCCCGGCGGTGCCGGTAAGCTGCGCCGAGACCTTGGTGCCCGACACGACGCCGGTGCCCGAGATGGTCGCACCGTTGACGACAGTGCCCGAGCCAACCGCCGTGACCGATAGGACGTTGCCCGCGATGGAGCCGGTGACGGAGAAGGTCGAGGCCGCGATAGAGCCTGTCGTGCTTGCGCCGGTCGGCGGCGAGCCTGCGGCGGCGAACGTGACCGCCCCGGTGACATAATTGGCGTATGCCTTCATGCCGATAGTGACCGGGGTCGAGCCCGAATTGGTAACCCAAAAATCGCCGGTGTCGAAGATCGTGCAGGGGAAGCCCGCCGGAATGACGCTCGACCCTTCGGCAAGGAAGGTGGTGATCAGCGCGTTGCCCGGAATGCGCGGCACGAAGCCCGTCGGAAGACCATACCCGGCATTTGACGCGGTCGTGCCGGTCGGGTCCGACCAAGCGAAGCGGCCCACGGTAAGGCCGCCCGTCGCGGTGACGAATTGACCCCCGCCCGCCGGCGCAACGGCGCGAGGATTGGCGGAAGCGAAGTCACCCGCGACAGCGAAGGCCGGGTTGACGTTGACTTGCGTTTGAAAGCTCATCGGAAGCGGCCCTTATGCGGTCTTGAGGGGGCGCGCTTCGGGGAAGCGCTTGCGGTAGGACGTGGCCGAAGCGGCGTCCAGGGCGACACGGGGCGCGGCGGCGGCGGGCGTCGAGCCAGGCTTGGGGCAGAGCGCCAGCATGTGCGGAAGCGCACTGTCCGGGGCCGTGGCGTGCTCGACGCCGACGGCGTCAAGAGCGAGCCGGTAATAGTCGGCCGCACTGTCCATCGCTACGGCGATTTCGCCGACGTAGGGGCGCACGGCGATTTCCGCTTGGCGGATTTCATTCATGTGCCGCATGACTGCCTTGGCGTCCATGGCGGGTTGATCGTCCTTCTGCTTGGTAAGGCCCACGACGTCGCCCTTCTTTTCGGGCTCCATGGCCGGGTCGGCGTCCTTCGCCGGTTCCTCGCCCGAGGTCATCTTGGCCAATTCGGCCATGTCTTCGTCGGACAGCTTGCCCTTGAGCCAGGCCATGACCTGAGCCATTTTGTCGCCTTCGGCGTCCACGGCTGGCGGTTCGTCCATTTCGTCGCCGTCGGGCTCCATGCCGTTGCCCGAGACCGCGCCGATCACTTTGATGATGTCGTCAACGTCAAGACCTTCGTCCGCGGCCAGCTTGGGCGCGACGGCGTCAAGAATGCGTTGGGGAAGCCGCTTCGTGGTCACGCCGTAATTTCGGGCGTTGACGCCGACAAGATACGGAGCCGGCGAGAACTTGGCGTCGGCCGCCAGTTTCGGGGCGATCAGCGCGGTAAGAGCCCCCTGGAGCATCAGCGCGCGACGTGACTTCAGCATAGAGAACCCCTCTGGCATTGCGTCGCTAACGACGACGTCGGACCCGGCGCGACCTTCGGTCACAAGAGCGACGTGATTTCCGACAATATTGCGCATGACGCCGTCGAAATGCAAGCCCTCGTATGTGCCAGGCGTCATATCCGCCACATATCGGTAGCTTGCCGACAATTCTTGTTGCTCTTGCGTCTCGATGCCGTCGATGGCGGGTTGCGCCCACACTACCAGGCTGTTGCGTAAATACGGCGCGGCAAACTGCGCATCGGTCCCGAGCGAGCCAACCACCAAGTCGGGCATGTGCTCCTCCGCGCTGACCGGAACATGGCGCGAGAGCAGCGGGAGATTGTTGAACGTCGGCGCGGCTTTTGCGAGCTCATCCGGGTCGCGGAGCAAATGATACACCTTGGCAGGCTCTAGCCCGAGCTTGTCCGCGTCAGGAATCTCTCGCCCGTAGTAGGGCGAAACCATGGCTTTGGAGATGTTCGACACGCGAACGTGCAAGCGACCGTCGGCGTCGTAGCTTCGGGCAGACTTGTCGAACGCAAACCGCATGATCAGGCCGCCGGGGGCGTTTCTTCGGACGGCGGGGGAGGGGCGGTGAAACGGCCGTCGATTTCGGGGCCGCCAGCCGACGCCGGGTCCGTGCCGGCGACGATCTTTTCCATGGCCGCGCCGACTTCAGAAGCTCGCTGGCTCTTGCCCATGAACCCATGCGCAACAAACAGGTAGCCCACTTGTGCGCAAGCGGTGGCGACAGCGACAAGATCAGGCCCAGACAGGCTCTTGTCCTGCTTCACGGCGGCGTAGAGTGTTTCGAAGCTGTCGTTGATCATTTCGAGCGTCGGGCGGCCATAGGCCAGGCCCTCGATAAACGCGCTCTTGTGCGGTTCCGAGAGAACATTGCGCACGTCGGAAATGCCGTTAAGGGTCGCAAAACCGTCAGGGCTAACAGAGATGGTCACGGGGTTGTCTCCGGGTAATTCGAAACCTTGTCGGAAAGGTAGCGCAAAGCGCGCGGCCCGTCTATGAGATGAATTCCTCAAAGACTATTTCATAGCCCGACACTGTGACCGTGCCGTATCCCGCGCCCGGATTGTAATTCGCGCCGCCAAGCTGGAAATTATATTTTGCGTTCCCGGCGTGGCCGGCTAAGCCGGTGTCTGTCCAACTCATTTCGATAGTGAGCGGCCCATTGCCCGCCGGCCCGGAAGCGTAAAGCAAATTACGCGTCTGACTGAAGGCGCTTGATCCGCTTGGCGAGCCCGCCGCCCGCGAAAGGCTAGGGCCGAAATACATTCCGTTAGCTTGGTTCCACGTCATCGTGAGCGTCAACGTGATACGCATATTGCCGCCATGCGTGGCAATGGTGTTGAGGCCCTGCAACGCAACTTGGATTGGTCCCGAGGTATTTGTCCACGTCGCCGTGTTCGTCCCCGCGGTGGTCCACGTCGCCGCGCCTAGCCCGGAAAAATTCAGCGTAAAAGAAACGTTCGTATAATGCGCGCCGAAAGTATCCGTTCCGCCGATATTTTGCCCGAGCACAGTCCCTGAAACATAAAAGCCCGAAGACGAAACATTTGTCAGTATCGAGCTATATGCCGCGATTGCCGAGCTTAGGTTTGCGGCCGATGCGGTGTTGCTGTTACTTGCAACAAATTGGAACGCGCCCGGAGCACTCGAAACAGCGGTATATGTTTCAGAATATGACCCTACTGTGATCGTGAGCGTATCGCCAGGGGCCGTCGATACCCCGCCAGCGGCCCCCAATCGAATTTGAATGACGCCCTGAATGCAAACGCTGCCCGAGAGATAGGTTAGCTGCGTCGCCTTGTTGAGCGTCGCCAACGCGCCTTGATATTGGATTTGGCCAGCGATGTAGGGAATGACGTTGCCGCCCGTCAGCAGGGATTGCAGGATAGCGTTTTGAATCGCTTCGCCGCCCCCGAGTTGCGTGAGGTTGTAGGGGCGCGAGCCGACCAAGGTCCAACTTGCCGTTTGGCCAAGGTTCGCCCCGTCGGCAAGCTGGTTCGTGTTCGTGGGTGTCGCCACCACCCAATTGAAACCGTTCCAGAATTTGAAAAGCGCCGGGCTGTAGTTGGTGTCTAACCATTGGTCTTTGACCTGCGGGCTTGAAGGCGCGGTCGAACCCGTCGTGAAGTTTAGAACGGCTTGCGTGCCCTGGCCGCTGATATACGACGACAGGTAGGGGATCACGCTGCCGGATGTCAGGTTGCCTTGCAGGATAGCGTTTTGAATCGCTTCGCCGCCCCCGAGTTGCGTGAGGTTGTAGGGGCGCGAACCTATGAGACTCCATGTCGCCGTTTGGCCAAGGTTCGCCCCGTCGGCAAGCTGGTTCGTGTTCGTGGGTGTCGCCACCACCCAGGCAGACCCGTTCCAAAACCGAAAGAGCGCCGGGTTGTAATTGGTGTCTAACCATTGGTCTTTGACTTGCGGGCTTGAAGGCGGCGACGTGCTGACCGTGAAGTTGAGGACAGCTTGCGTGCCTTGGCCGCTAATATACGACGACAGGTAGGGGACAACGCTGCCGCCCGTCAGCAGGGATTGCAGGATCGCGTTTTGAATCGCTTCGGAGCCGGTCAGCGTCGTGAGATTGTTCGGCCGGGAGCTCACGGAATTCCAGAGCGCCGTTAGCCCGAGATTGGCCCCGTCGTGAAGTTGGGTCGTGTCGGTAGGCGTCGAAACGATCCACGTTGACCCGGTCCACGTTTTCGACAGAGGCGGGCTGTAATTGGTGTCTAACCATTGGTCACTGACTTGCGGCGATGACGGGGCCGAATTGCCGACGGTAAAATTGAGCGTCGCTTGCGTGCCCTGGCCGTTGACGTAAGACGCTATGTGGGGAACCACCGTTCCGCCAAGCAAGGCCGCTTGCAGGATCGTGTTTTGAATCGCTTCCGCGCCTGTCAGGGTCGTGAGGTTGCTCGGTCGAGAACCCACGGAGTTCCAGACAGCCGTTTGCCCGAGCGCCGCGCCGTCGGTGAGTTGGTTCGTGTTGTTCGGCGTCGCGCTGACCCAGGCCGACCCGTTCCATGTCTTGAACAAGGGCGGGCTGTAGTTGGTGTCTAGCCACTGGTCCTTGACTTGCGGGCTTGGAGGTGCGGACGTCCCCACCGTGAAGTTGAGGACGGCTTGCGTCCCCTGGCCGGTGATATACGACGAAACGTAGGGGACAACGCTGCCGCCAAGCAACGCATATTGCAGAATCGTGTTTTGGATTGCTTCGGAGCCGGTCAGCGTCGTGAGGTTGTTCGGCCGGGAGCTCACGGAATTCCAGAGCGCCGTTTGCCCAAGGTATGCGCCGTCGGTCAATTGGTTCGTGTTAGTGGGCGTGGCGATAACCCACGCCGCCCCGTTCCACACTTTCAAAACCGCCGGCGTGGTATTGGTGTCTAACCATTGGTCTTTGGTTTGCGGGGAAGTCGGCGCGCTAGTCCCGGCGGTGAAATTGAGCGTCGCTTGCGTGCCCTGGCCTTGGACTTGCGTCGAGATTTGGGGGATCACGCTTCCGCCAAGCAGGGCCGCTTGCAGGATGGCGTTTTGAATGACCTCCGATCCGGAGAGCGCGGAAAGGTTCGAAGGACGGCTTAGGACTGCCGCCCATTCGACCCCCGCCGCGAGCCCGAGCAGATATGCGAAGTTGGCGTCAAGGTGTTCCGCCGGTACCTGCTTGTCGCCCTGGTCGGCAAACGTATAGGGAATGCTCATTACGGATTTGCCGCCAGCCAGGTTTGAATGAACCCGGCAAGCCCTTGCGCAACCAACTGGTTGCCGCGCGAGGTCGGGTGAATATCCGGCCCGGAATTTGACGACGAACACGATTGGCCGACGTCCGCGGGGCCATTGTTCGCGGTCGTGCCGGAATAATATTCCACAACGCCCGTCGAGGGGGCTTGCGACAAAGCCGAAAACGAAACGGTGTTTGTGTTGTTAGTCAAGGTCACGTTGGTCTTCGTGTCGTAGCTGGTTCCGTTCCAGAATTTGAGAGTGAAGTTAGTGCCGGTCGTACCATACCAGTTAGCGGTGAGCGTTCCGCTAGTCGCGCCATTGCTAGGCGTGGGGCTAAAAGTGATCGTCCCGGAATAGGGAACGCAAGCTGCCCCGAGGCCGCCAAACAGGCCCAAAGCATACGGGTCATAGAACGGTATCGAGGGGAAAGCCGCCGCCACCGTTTGAAGGTCCGTGTCCAAAGCCGGGTAGTTGGTCACTTGGTTATGCTGGCGGATATATAGATTGCCTGTGAAGAAGACTTTAGCGTTGGGCCAAGTGCTTTTTACGAAGTTAAGCATTTCAGTGTAAGTCGCTTGGACTTGCGCATGACTGTATCCGAGGGCGACGGTGTCATTCACCGACCCTTGGACGACGATGATCGCCGGGCTAAAAGTAGGATACTGTAGCGCGAGAGACTTGGCGCGCTGAAGGAAATTACCTTTCCCGGTAGTGGACGACGATCCGGTGAATAGGGTCGCAACCAACCAAGGTGACCCGGTCAACGGTGTCGTCCAACTGACATTCGCGCTCCCGTTCGTAAATGTCGCCGAGACCGTCTCGCCAATCCCGTTCGGTTCGGCAAGAACAAGCGTGCAGTTTGTGCACGTTGAGCCGCCCCAAGTTGCCGACAGAACGCCGTGCGTCGAGTCTGTGAATGAGGCAAAAGCTACAAGAGTGCCGGTCGCAAGGGTCGTGACTTGATTCGTTGCCGCTTGAGTGAGGCCCCCGGTCCACGTAACTGCCGCTGACCCGTTCGTGACGCTAATTGTCCGCTGTTCACCAGTCGAGAACATCGCGAAAAGCGTCGCCGTCGAACCCGTCCAAACGGCATTGAGATTGCCGCCCACCGCATTCACCGCGAAAGGCGCTGTGAATTGCAACGGCGCGGCAAGCGAACCCGTGTTCATTACGCCCGTGCCAGGCTCTACCTCCTGCCAGCAATCTTTGATGCTTAGGACGTCGCAAAGCCGCGTGGCCCAGCCCTCAAACGCGCCGAAGCCAGTCTGACCATTCGTGTATGTGTAGGAAGTCCAAGCGCCATCGCAGTACGAGTCACAGAAAATTAGAGCCGACGGCGCGGCTTTCGGGGAAGCAAATATGCTGTCATTCGGCCCGTAACCGATGCCGCCAAAGGGTTGAGCGGTTCGAATGCGGATAAGATGCGTGCCGGGAGTTATGCCGCCGACGTTGACGTTGTAGTTATTTCCCGCCGTCGCCGTGTACCATTGCCCCGTTGCCGTCGCCGGGACATTGTCCACAAATATTTGGTAAACGTCTTGGCTGTATTGGCTGAAGGCGTCTTTATTAAAAAACGCGGCTTCGAAAGAGCAGCTTCCCGAAGCGTTGGCCGCGCAAGAATACATAAACTCGTAAGAAGCAGTGTAAACGCCCGCATTGAAAACTAAATTGTTTAATTGCCGAGCAAATGTGGCCGACCAACTAGCGTTATACTTATTTGCTGGAACAGGCGGAATGCCGTAATATGTAAAATACTTAGAGTTAATTGTGCTCGTTCCCGGCACAAACACTTGGGCAAACTGATTGCCGGCTCGTTGCGCGGCCGCCCCATTGTTGTAGCTCGCGCTGATCGTGATCGTCGGAGGCGACGCCATCACTGCCGGGCTTGCGTTCGCCTGGTTCAACGCCGTCGCGCGCGCCAAGGCTTGCGGGTAGATGATCGCCGGCGGCGTCGAGGGGGCGGGCGGCGGAATAGCCGGCGCGGTTGCGGCGAACGCCGGCGCGGCGATCAGGAGCGCGCAAAGCGCGGAAAGAAAACGGCGCATGTGTTAGGTTCCCGTCACTTCGAATTTGTCGGTTGTGTTTCCGCCGATGTACCAAAGCGCGGAAATGTTCCCGAGCGCATAGGCGATTGATTGGCCGGGAACGATGCAGTAGCTCCCGGACGTGAGCGTGATGGCGTTAGACCACCCGAAACAAATGCTCGCGGAATTGGTCGTGAAGGCCGTGATGATTGGCCCGGCGCTGAAAACCTGCGACGGCAATTGTTGCGCGCTGGCGGTCACGGTGAATTGGGCGCTGTAGCCCGTCGTCGGGAGCGCCCCTGAAGGCGTGAAAATCGCCAGGGAGCACGTCGCCGACGATCCGATGACGCATGGTGCGCCCGTGCCGCTGTCGTAGCCTATGAGGCTGTTAGGCGTGGTGGTTCCCCACACGCCAGCCCATTTGATTGACGGAGCGGTGAGCGCGGTTTGCGCTTCGGCGGTGAGGGCTGCGAAAGCCAGAGTGAGGGCGACAAGCGCCCACGTGACGAAATTGCGCATTGCGTGACCCTTGCCAACGTTCGGCCAGAGGGTAGCCCAAAAAGAAACGCCCCGCAACGAGTGCGGGGCGCAAGTGCGTCCGGGGAGGACAGGCAGAATTTAGGCGACAGGCGTTTCGGTGGTGAGCTCCGGGGCCGGTGACGGCTCGAATGGAGCCGGGTCGGGCGCGGGAGTGGCCGCGGGTTGCGTTTCGGCCAGGGCGGCGGCGATCTTGGCGGTTTCGGCGTCCGCCTTGTCGGCGAGCGCGTTCAGTTGAATTTGAATGTCCGGATCGGCGCTGTTCGAAGCGGCGGATTTCAATTCGGCCACGGTAGAAACGAGAAGGGCGATCAGCGAATCAGCGGCGGTGGTGAGCGCTGCAACGCTGGCGGACAGGCGATCAATGTCGAGCGACATGCGGTAAATTCTCCGGTTGATTATGAGAAGCAGCACGATAGCCAGAGCGGCGAGGGCGATGGTCACGGTGGCGCGTCTCCGAGGGGAAGTGCATCGTTATTCGTGCTTGACCGTCCCGTCAATCCGTGCAATTACTGCACGGTCAACAAACGGAGGCTTCGGGCGGAGGGGCGCAAATGACCGACGAACAATTTCAAATTCTCGAAACGTGGCTTTTGGCGGCGGCGGAAGCTTCGGCGCGCAAAAACCCCGACACGCTCAACAATTACGGGCTTCGACGTCTTGAAGCCCGCGCGGCGCTGGTCGATCCGAAGCCGAAGGCCGCGCCCAATTGGTCCGGGGCGTTGCTGGCCGCTCTGTCCATGCTGGTGGCCGACGATCTGTATTACGACGGGCCGAATATCGTCATCCGGTGCGAATCGCACGCCGACGCGATCCGGCGCGTTTATGACGCCCGGCGCGTAATTGAAAAGGCGACCCAATGACCGGCGCGGAGTATCGGGCGCACCTGGCCGCCCTCGATCTGTCCATTGTCGGCGCGGCTCGCGTCCTTGGCGTCAGTGAGCGCACGGGGCGGACCTTCGCCAGCAAAGGCCCAAGCCCGCCGGCCGCCGTGGCGATCCGGGCCATTCTCAACATGGAGCCCGATCCGCGGCGCGACTTCCTAGCTACTCTTCGAAGCCCGGAATGATCGGAACGGACACGCATCGGCAATTTTTAGCCTGTGCAAACGCATCGCCTACGGTATAGTATCCGTCTTGCGTTTCCATGGTGAAAACATGCCCCGAATAATCCGAGATGACCTTATTGACCACGCTGCGAAATTGATAGCGGACGGCGTCAAACTCCAGGACGCGGCAACCGCTGTTGGCTGCAATGTGGACGAATTGAGCAAAAAGCTCAAAGCGCAAAACGTCGCCATCGAGCGGCGGACCAATTGGGACGAACTTGGCGACGCCATCGTGCAGATGTATGCGGAAGGCTTGGGGACGACAGCTATTGCCGCCGCCTTGGGCTTTCCGCGACATGCTGCGTCCAGCATTCGCAATGTTCTCATCCGTCGCGGCGTCATGCGTGATCGCAGCGGCGGAAACGTCCATCGGTTTGCGCGTGCCAGCGACGACGAAAGGCGAAAGATCGTAGCCCCCGCGCGTCGTCGGCGCGTTCGAAACATGGCCGAAGCGGCCCTCAAAGGCGTCGATTACCACGGGGTCGGTTTTGCCGAACATGAAGTTGCGGAGATTTTGCGCGGCGGAGGTTTGCCCATCGATACGCAAGTCATCGTCGATAATAATTACTTCATCGACGTGGTTTTGTGGCCGCTCGCCATAGAAGTTAAATCGGCTCGCGTCTCTGCGAACATCTCCAAACACACTCGCGCACGTTACGAAAAGCTCGCCAAATGTGGTTATTCTTTGGTTTTCGTTGTGGCCAATCACGTCCCCACCTTGTTGCGCCACGCAAACGACTTGATCGCCGCAATCAAGCTCGCCCATAGCGACCCACCCCCGCGCGGTGAGTATTGGGTGATTCAATGTTCCCTTGATCGAACAGCCGCCAAGGTCAACGTCGATCATTTTTCCATCGAAAGGCGTTTTCCAGATTTTCCGGGGCAAATCTTTTAGCGTCACAAGGGTTTCCGGCGGAAAGCAATTGATTTCGACGCCGGGCCATGTCCATTTGCCCTCTAGATACGCCCCGGTCGCGACGTCGTAGGTTTTCCCCGAGAAAGCTACGTGTTCCGGCCGGGGCGTTTTGCCGCCCGCACTGTGCAACCATTTGGCCTTGGTGATTCCAAGCTCCTGTTGCCGCGTGCGCGTGAGGACCGCCGTCGCCTTGTTGTTCTGGTCGCGCGCGATGAAAGCGGCCCGGCGCTTCGTGACCCCGTAATGGCCCTGGAGCTCTTTCGTCAACGTCCCAAGGTCGCGGCCCGTCTGCACGGAGCGCATGACCGATCCTTCGACCTGCGTCAGATAGTTGCGGGGGATCGACCGGATCAGCGCGACATTCTCGCCGATGATCGCTTGCAATGCGTCGTTTTGCGCGGCCGTCGCCTTGAATTTCACGGTGAAGCCGGCCCGGCGCAATGAGGACCGGAAAGCCGCATCGGAACGCTCGCTTACGTCCGTCGCGAAGTAGCGCGCCAATTCCGGCGCCAGGGCGTCAAAGCGTCGCAGCCAGCGGCGTCCGAGCCGTCGCAGGGCTGCACGTAGCATCATGGCGGGAGAGGCGTCAGCGGCCATTTCTGGCGGATTGGCGCGGTATGTTGCTGACAGCCAATAGTCCACGCTGTTGTGCATCTCCGCAATCAGCTTATCGAGCCGCTTTTGATATGCGATCCGAAGCCCGACGTTGGGGCGGACGGGACTAGTAGTTTTCGGGGACGCGGTCCGCATCCGTCAGCCCTTCCCCGTGCTTGGCGTTCGAGCGCTCAATGGTCTTTGACAGTTTTTCGGTCTTTCGCGGCGGAGCTTTGGGCTCTTCGGCATGATACGCCGACCCGTGCGGATAGGACACGCTTCCGATATTGAAGGTCTTTTTCGCGTGCGAAACCCCCGTGATCTTACCAAAATGCGGTTTTGACCCGCCAAAACTTGCGCGCACATAGTCGCCGCGTTGGAAATGGTGTTTCTCGAATTCGCCTGTGTTCGAATTCATCCGCTCGACGGAAAACTTGCCGTCTTCATCCCGAGGCTGATCGTCGCCGTCCATAGCCGGATCGCCGTTATCGTCTAATTCGATACCGTCATCCGGCGGTTCGGGCATGACAGACAGGTCGAGCCCTCGATACACGCTGTCGCCGTCCTTGGCGATCCTGGCGCGCACTTCCTCGGGGGAGATCACGCCGGCGTCGATATAGACCTGATCGGTGTCAGCCTGGGTCTTGCGGACGTTCGCCTCTAGCGCCTCGTCCGTCTCCCCGAGCGGCACGAATTTGAAGCCGATGTCGGGATCAACCTCGCCGAACAAATGAAGCTGCATGACGTCCAAGATATATTCGAGATTGTCCCGGAACAGGTGTTCCTGTTGCGCGGCGACCCAATCATGCCAGACGGTCAATTCCCCCTCGCTGGTGGCGTTGAGGCCCGAGGGCGTGATGCCCGTATAGATCACCAAGGGAATGCCGTTCACGCTGCACACTTGCTCTTGCGCTTGGGCTTGCAGATGGTCGAGCGTCCCGAGTGGCGTCGATACGTCGATGAATTCCTCTGTCTCTTTGTCGAGAAGCATCAGCCCTTTGTTGTCGCGCGCATTGTTGAACAGGGCCGCGCGCTTGAACAGGCTGTCGGCCGATCCGCCGGAAAGGACGCTATCCATGTTGGTGGCGAGGATCGATTTCGAGAAACTATGGATCGTGTCGCCCACGCTCCGCTGCGTCCGAAGCCAATTGTTGACATAGTCCATGGCCATTTGCGTCAGCGACAGACCGCCGAACATATAGGACGGCTTCAGCAGGTCGGGAACCTCGCGACCCACGAATGTCAGCAAGCGCGAGACGTGGACCTTCCTCGCCATGACAAACCAGGCGTCGGGCTTGTAGTAGGCGGGTGAGAGCGGATCGCTGCTGTTGTATGTCGCCGGGTAGGTCCAGAGCGGTTCGACGATCCGAAGACCCTTGAGCGAGCCGACGGAAATTTTGCTCTTGCGGCGCACTAGGATGGTTTCGAGCTCGCCTTGGGCGTCCCGGTTGCCGACGTCGATGAACAGGTGACAGCGCCCGAAATACCCGTCGAGCTCCGCGGCTTTCTGAAAGAGCTTCTGCACCTTAAAAGCTTTGAAGCCCTCTTCGAGCTTCGCGATCCGATCCGCCTTATCCTTGTCCCCGGTCGTCGTGAATTCGATCCACTTGCGAGTCATTTCCTTCGCGACCACCTCCGCCGCGCGCCGATATTCCGGGCGCTGCGACAATTCAGCGAGGTAGGGATAGCCGAGGAACGATATGCCCGTGTCATAGAACGCGCCCGAGCCCCATGCGTTAAGGCCGCCGATGTCGTCCATGGCCACCGTGACGGGCTGCGGCCTGAAGTCTGGCGGCACGGTTCCAGGCGTCGGGGCGGCGGGCTCAAGGATCGAGCGCCATTCGTCTAGGGTTCGCTCCGGGACGCGCGAGAGCGCTTCGGCTTCGTGCGAGACCTTAAGCGCTGGCCGGGACGCGGGGGCCGTGGTCACGGCTTCGGGGGCCGTTCCGCCCATGAGCCAGTTGCGAAGCCATGTTCTCATTTCAACGCGTCATCCGCTATTTGCATCGGGGATCGGCCCACACTGTATGCGATGTTGACTGCGTCCGCTAGATTAGGGCTTCGCGTGCCATCGGGAACTTTGTCGATGACGATCCGGCCCGCGGTGTCGCGGTCCCATGTCGGTTGAGAGAGCTCCCCCTTGAGGCGCGACAAAAGCGGAAGGGTCGGGCTGATCGAGATTATCTCGTCGGGCTCCCACCCGGCCACGCCGTTGACGGCGCGATAAGTCGCCCGGAACCGACGGCGCAAATTCCACCAGTCTTGCGCCTTGCGATTCTTGAAAAAATCCTCGTTGAAGCGGCCAGGCTCATCTTGCGCGCGGGGGCGATAAACGCCCGCACTCCCGCGGTAAGGCATGAAGTGCAAGCCCGCCCGGCCCGTCTCGACGCGCCGTTCGTTGATCACCCTGGCGTCGCTCCGCACGCTCGCGCCCACGCCGTCCGCGTCGAACCGGGTTTCCTCGACGCCCATCGCTTCATGCGTCTCCGCGACGCGCTGAGTGCTGCCCAGCGTATCGGAGCCTTTGCCGCTCCATTCGTCCAGATGCAGGAGCTCAACGCCCTGGCGCACCGCATAGGCGCACATATCCCGGCCCTCGTCCGCCACGTCGAAGCCGCCCACGAAGCGCCCCGCCGGCGCGATGCCTAGCTTGGCGTGCGCGTCGATGGCCGCTTCGACCCACGCGCTTGGGATCAAGACGCCCTCGACGGACGCGCTATAGTCCCGGTCCACCTCTTGGGCCAGCACGACGGGATCGAGCGTCTCTTTCTGGCGGTCATACCATTCTTGGGTTTTGCGGGGATCGTCGCGCCAATCGAAAATAAAGACGCGATGTTTGCCGCTATGGCGGTTTTCCGCGAAAGGATTGGCCCGGCCGTTCACCGACGATATGTCGATACGGCAATTGGTCGTCATCGAGAGCGACGCTTCGACCAGTTGCGGCCGCTCGAAAAACGCAAATTCGTCCACGAAATAGATTGATGCCCGGTCGCCTCGCCCCACGCCGTCGCCGGCTTCCCCCGTGATGTAACTGCCCGTCTCCCGGAAATTCATGCGCATATGGGGCGCGTCGGCTTTCAGGTCGAAACCGCCGTTGAATTCGATGGGCAACAGGCGTCGAAACATTCGCAGTTTCCAGAAGAGGCTTTTCGGGCTGTCGAGCTTATCGACATACTCTTCCTTGCGTGACCCGTAGCCGATATTCAGCCCGTCATTGAACAGGCAGAGCGTGCAGCCCGTGGCGACGGCCAGCCAGGAAAGCCCGCAATCCCGACTCTTCTCGCTTATGCCCCGTTCGCGATGTTTCCAAAGGTAAATCGTCTCTTCGACCCATTCCCGCTGCTTGTCGAACAAGAGAAAGGGGATCGTCGCAGGCAATCCGATCTCGGGGTTGCGGGGGTCGAACGTCATGCCCCAATCGTTGATGAAGTCCGCGGGATGGTCACGGTAGTAGCGCTTCAGCGCGTCAACGCGCGACTTGTCGGCCCGGAGCCAGGCCAGCCGGTCGGCCCGTTCCTGAAAGATCGGCACATAGTCGGGATTTAGCCAATCGAAGGTCATTCGTCGGCGTGAGGCTCGCCGGTCACTTCCTCGCGCTCGGTCGCGTCGGCGATGCGCTTCAGGCTCACCGCGATAGACGAAAGCAACCCAATTTCCGGAGAATGCATTCGGATCACGTCAAACGTGCCGGGCTCGAATTTGGTTTCGTCCATGTTCGCGCTCATGCCTTGCCCTCCGTTTTACCCAAAAGCGTTTCAATGCAGGCGGCGTTGCCGATTTCGATATTCTTCTCCACCAGACGCATACAGGCTTCGGACGTGTGTTTCGTCTGGTCTTGAAGAGCGATCAGGTTGCCCACTAGCTGAGCCGTAATTGCCAGCATTTCCGGCGGGCTTAAATGCGAGTGTTTGCCCAACGCGGTTTTGAGATCGTCCATAAGCGCTCGATGCGCGGCTGTCGTGTCTACCTTCATGCCCTGCCCCCTAACGCCATCATCGTATCGTTGTCGCGGAAAGCCCGAATGTTGCTTTTGAGCCTGTTGCCCATTGCGTCAACGGTCTGGCGCAAGCCGCGCTCTGTTTCGACGCTGGCCCCTTGGCTGGTGAAAAATGCCGCGACGTCGAGACATGCCGCTCCGATCTCTGCGGTCTGCATGAAGCGCACGGGTTCGCCATTAATCTCGGTTTCGCTGGTGTCCGCAATGGCCCGCATGATCGCCAGGCGCATCCGTTCGTAATAGGCTTGGTCGAAGCTCATTCAAAAATGTCCAATTTGGTGTAGGCGTCCGAAAGGTTCTGATCGTTGATCCGGACGGGGTGAGACGGCCAGCCGATGGAGACGAAGTAAGCGCGGAGAGCGTCGAGCGCGTCTTGCATGGCGGTGGTGAGCTCTTCGAGCTCGCTGGTTTGCGCGTCGATCTGGTGTTCGAGGCACGCATAGTCGTTCGTCATTTTGACCACATTGTCGCGGTTGACGCACGCGCATTCCCCCATGCCGGGGTTGTCGGCGAGCCAGCGCGACCCGGTGCAATATTCGCATTCGATCATGGCGCGACCCTCGCGGCGATCTGACGCATCAGGTTGGCGACGCGGGTCGTGTCCGGGCCGGGGACAAGATAGTCCCCAAAGGCGACCTTATCGAACGGTGCCCAATCCTCTTCGGGAATTTCCGTCTCCCACGCCTTGAACGTTTCGAGCGCCGGCGCAAGCGTGTGAATGCCGCGCGGCGGGAAAACCGAATTGACGTGCAGACCCGAGCCGATATGCCAGGCCGAATATCCGTCGTCCGACTTGCGTGCTTTTCCCACGGCGAAGCGTGACCCTTCGCGCCAAACGTAGGCGACCTCGGGAGTGATCGAGTGCGAGCCAGCGCGACGGGCGCGCACCTTGATCTTGATGGTGACCGGAATGCGTTTCATATCGTCGCCCTCTTGTTGACCGGCGCACCTTGCCGCAACAATGACGGGGCCGTCAATACAAAACGCCCCCGCATCGGGGCGATGATGCGAGGGCGTTAAGGTCAACAAGGCTCCTGGCGAACGCGTAGCCCGGAAAGACTAGCTTGCGGCGATCTCTTGCGCAAGCGCGTCGTTGCGTGACTGCAAATGTGCAGCAAGATCGCGAATGACGGCCAGGTCGTGCGTTGCGATGGCGGTCGCTGCGTCCGCGCTGTCCAGACTGGTCAACAGCGCCGTTCCGATAGATGCGAGCTCATCGGCGATCTTGACCGACGACACGCCGGCGAGCGGGGCGAGAGCGTCCAGCAGGGCGACGCCCGTTTGAAGCGCCTGGATGGCTTGCGCGGCCGTCACTTGGATAGCTCCGCGATCTGCGACAGAAGCGACGCCAGGGCCGCCGCCTTGGTCGCCACCGTCGGACTGTCCCCCACTGCTTCCGCGGCGCGTGCGGCCAGAACGGTTTGATACGCTTGGGTCAGAAGTTGCCGGCATTGGTCTTTCCTCGTTCCGGTGAGCGCCCCGTTCTTGACGGCGGCCAGATAGCTGGTCGCCGCGGTGTTGTAGGTGAGCTCGTAAGCATATTCGGCCCGCGCGATGGTCACGGTGGTTGGCTCCGTGGCGCATGACGCGAGCGCCCCGCACATGGCGAGGGCGACTAGCATCCGTTTCATGTTGACGATCCTATCGATGATAGAAGCTATGGTCATAGATGACCGCGTCGAGCTTGTCCGCGCTGGCCCACGCTGGCAAGGGGTGAACCACCTTCGGATTGAGATAATTGACCGTCTCGTCAGTGAGGGACGCATAGCCCGGCTCGTTGGTGACGAAGGACGCTTCGCCAAGCGCCTGGCGTGCGGCTAGGAGGCAGTCCATCCAGTTGCCCGGAGACTTGGCGTAGTTGGTCGCCTTGGACGCCAGGCGAGCCGCTGCGGCGTCGTGCGTGAAAATGACCCGGCCATAATGGCCATTTGTGAAGTCGCACCACAGGCCCGAGAATTGCATGGGTTGAAGGATCGTCCCCATGATCGTGCCGTCGCTCATGAAGTGAAGGCGCGTCCGGTTCTGGATCACGCGCCCGACAGCTACTTTGCCGACGTGGGGCTGATTGCTCGCCTCGTCCGCAATGACGGCGGCAAGGGCCGTCTCATTGTCCATTGGTGATCTTGCCGGGCGGTTCGCAATGAATCGCCTGAAGAAGCGCAAGGTGCGCGTGACCTTTTTGGAGCCAGGACCATGCGAGCCCGGAAAGCCCAAGCGTCAGGGCCAGCCCGAGTTGGATAAACTCGCCGGTCTGATCCTTGGTCAACAGCCCGTTTGACGCAAGGAAGCCCGCGACGGTAGTAAGCCCGTGGCGAGCGACAGCGCCCAAAATTTGTTCGACGATGTCCGGGACAGGGGGCGGCGACGGTGGCGTGAAGTCGGTCATTTCGAATGCCCCAAAGCGACGCCGACGGCCAGGACGCCAGCGCCGGCGGCGAGTTGCAGAAGAAACTTGACGCTCTCGCCAGCGAGCCAGCGACCGGGCTTGCGTTCGGTTTCGAGCACGGCGATGCGCCCCCGAATGTCGTCAACGTGCCGTCCCATCTCGTCCAGCCGGTCGCGCACGTCCTCGATCTGCTTAGCGTGATCCTGACCGTCAATGCGCGCAAGTTTGATCTTGGCTTCAGTGATGTCCGCCCGAACAACACGAAGCTCGCCGGCCATTTCTCGAAGCAATTCGAGGGCCGCGTCATTCGCCCGAACAGATGGCACGTCAGACACGTCGATACCCCCCACAACCTTCAAGTGCCCCGAATATGGAGTATTTTCTTGCGAGTTGCAAAGGGCGTCGATGCGAGGCGTGGCGGCGTTCATGGGGCGACAGGTCCAGCGCAAAAGGGTCGGGATATACGCACACAAGCCCGCACTTGCGTCAAGCCCGCCCCGTGGCCATTTCGCGGTAGATGCGTTCGGCTTCGGCCGGATCGTTAGCCGGCAACGTCACCTGGCGCGACACGACGTCGAGCACGCCCGAGACAGACAGCTTGCCGTCCTTCAGCCCCCGAATTTGGCAATACAGGTCGAGCGCCTTTAGCTGGTCGTGCGTCTGGACCTCGATGCCGTGTTGCGTCTGCTTGACGCCGGCAAAGAGCGCGCGGCCCTGCGGCGACAATCCATCCGTCGGCGCAAGGTGCGTGCGGGGCTGACCCTCGCCGCCACATTCCGGGCAATCCTCGTTTGGCTCCCGATGCGCCTCGAAACCGAAGCCGCCGCCAAAATCGGGAAGCGGCACGGAGAGGCGTTCGGCTTCATCGCAGCGCTGAATAAATTCACGCTCGCGCCACTGGAATTTATGATCCTCACCCCAGCAGTATCGGCAACAGCCGACGCGCACCGCGGTGAGCTCCGCCGGATCGGCAAAGATGCGCTGTTCCAGAAAATTGCAGATGCGGGCGAACGGGACGTCAGGCGAAAACTCGATAGCCGCGGCTTGAACCAATTCCTCGACCCGAGCTTTGATGTCCGGATCGTTTAACAGCTTGCGCGCCTGGTTCTGAATCGACGCGGATTTCGTGCCGGGGGTCACGCGGTAGGCATAGCGATAGGCCCCGCTCAAATTCTGATTGGCGGCGTAGTGCTGCGCAAATTTCTCACGGGCATGTGTCAGGGCCATGGCTTGACAATAGCCCTCAAAGGGGTCACGGTCAAATACAACCCTGAATCATGTTTGCCACAATTGCCCGAACGATTCATACGGGCCACGTCAGAATCGATACGGGAATCGATACGGGGTAAAATACGGGGAAACGTTATTCCACAAGGCTTTGCGAGAAAATACAACCTGATTCCGTCAGGGTGTATCTCACGGGCGGGTGTATGTGCGCACACGCGCGCACGCACGCCTGCATGTGCCTGTGTAATTCTGACGGTCGAGCCATTTTGAGGGGCCGCAAACCCTTATGCGGCAACGTTTCCCCGTATAATACCCCTGACGATTCATACGGGGAAAATATACGCATATCACATTGAAAACATTGAACAATAAAAATCCCCGTATGGTTGGCCATACGGGGAGATACGGGGATTATATTTTCATCAACCAATTCAATAGCTTACGAATTATAGATAATCGTTTCGGCCCTTCCATAATTTCGTCGCGCCAAATTCGGTATTCCGAGCGATATTCCATAATTATAGCTCCCTTGCTGTAATTTCCCCATAATTATAGATTGAGATTGACGGCACGGTCAACCGTGTTCGCCTTCGTGTATGCGTCCTCGACAGCCTTCGCCCCTTGGAGATTTAGCGCCAGATGGCCGGTTTTGATGTAGAGCCGCGGCTTGGCGTTGTCGGGCATGACGGGCCGGATTGTGCGGCCCTGGTCGAGCGCCGGATGCCAATCGTATCCGAGGCGCTGCATCATCTCGCGGCGTTTGTTGCGCGGCACAGGCGCGCGGATCACGTCCATGAGCGTGTCTAGATAGCGTGACGATACCCATCCGCCACAGAAGCCCGGCCGGCCCTCCCCTATGGCTTCCAGCACCTCTTGCTCTGCACGCCCGAGGGAAGCTTCTACGGCGGCGCGCGTGCTGCTGGTGGCCGGCGCACGGGCCGCGCCCTTGGCGGGGTTCAGAGCGTCATCCATCGCGAAGTGTCGTAGGAAATGGGCGATCATGTGCGCCCCTGGCGTTTGCCCGTGATAGGCCCCATGCCCGCGAAACCAGTCATAGAGATCGGGGAAATAATTGCCGTCCATCCGCCAATGGAGAATATCGCTCGACATTTGTTGCGCGGTGAAAAAGACCGCATAGCGTCGCTCATCATCATCGACCGGGACGCCGTCGCGGAAATTGGTGCAGATGAATCCATTGCATCGGTTGTCGGTGGTCTTCTGATCGACGCCCTTGCGCTCGATGGCCAGCATTTCGTTTGTGATTAGCGGTTTCATCTCTTCCATGAATTCCCGCCGATGTGACAGGGCGACTTCCTCGAAAATCAGGAGCGTGTGACGCTCGACCCACGAATTGAACTTCATGCCGTCTTTGGCGAGCGCGGCCACGTTGGGGACGTGAGTATAGACCGGGCCGTGGATGTGTCGCAGAGCTCTCGCCCAGAAGGTCTTACCGTTGCCCTTGGTGCCTTGCAGCACGGGCCACCATTGCGCTTTGTGCCCTATGTTCTGAGCGCAATACGCCAGGTAATTGGTCAGGATCGCGCGATCTCTAGGGTCAGGCAGTTGGCGAGCCATGAGCCCGTCAGGCCCAAAGATGCGCGAGACATCGCCCTCTGCCGTCTCGTATTCATGCGGGCTGTAGGTATTGACCAGTTTCCATTTGCCCTCGCGGATGATCGCGCCGGGCGGATGTTCGGGCCGGAAGCACGTGCTGTCGGCTATGGTCGGGACGTTGACGCGGGACTTGGTGAAAGCGTCGAACGCGCTGTCGACCTTCTTTTGCCCGTTGGGGTCCATCAGGAACATATGGCCGCCGAAGACCACGTCGAATTGCGCCTTGTTGAAAAGCTGGTTGTGCTGCGTCGAGTAGATTTCCGTCTCGTCAATGACGAACGCGCATCCTTCGAAATGCTTAATCTGTGCGACCGGGTCCAGAAACTCCAGCGCCAGGGGCCGAAGCGTCGCCGCGCTCTTATCGTCAGGGTCGGTTGGATCGCCAGTCACCACCGCCGCAACCTGCTTGCGTGACCCCGTGGCCACTTGAGCGACGAAGCCGATGGCGTTGCGGATGGTCCGCTCAAGATAATCACGGTGGCCAGGCGCGTCCCATTTGGCCCGCAACAGGCCCGAGCCGCGCATCAGCCGCTCCATGCGCTCACAATTCTTGCCGGTCCAGAATGCGAGGTGGTTGGCAAGCGTCTGGTCGGCTTCGGAGCGCATGTCCTCGGGAACGTCGCCTTGCCATAGCTGGCGGAATGTCATCTTGCCGCCGAAGGCCCCCGCCGCGCTCTTGTCGCTCGCCATGAGCGCCAGGCGCACTAGATCGCCATCGTCTTCCGGGCCGGCCCATTCCGCCACGGGCTCCGTGGTCCACTCGCCGCGCTGGACGGAGACGGCGGGGGTGAAATAGTGGGGAGCCAGGGCGTCAAGTTGAGGCTGGAAGTCTAGTCCTATGTCGCCTTGCGCCGCGTATCCGGTCAGCGCCACAAAACGGAGCTTATCGTATAATTCTAAACCAAGCTCCTTGTTGCGCGTGGACAGGCCGGCGGGGATCACGCCGCGGCCCATGATGTGCAGCCCCTTGCCGCTATGGCTCACTTCGACATATGCGCCAGGGAACGAAGCGCAAAGCTGCGTCGCGAGCGCGCTCCATTGGTTGTCGGATCGAAGCGCGCCGTCGATGTCGAGGAAAAAGAATGGGTCCGCCTCGGTGAGCACAAAGCCGACGCCGGTCCCATAGCCGCGCGAGTGCAGCGCGTGCGTGGCGCAAGCAACGCCGGCATTCGTCCAATTGGCCGGGTCGTGCGCGTTGACGATGTCCCCCGTCTGCCAGTTGCAGGGGAATTTAGAGAATTTGCCCGGCTGTTCCGGGTTGGGCAGAGCTACCCACGTGACGAATTGTTCACTCCCCGCGATGGCGCGGAGTGCTGGCGGTAACGCATCCATGCGGTGAGCCCTTTAGGCTACGGCGCGAGCCTTGAGCTCCGGGGGAAGGGCTTGGGCGACGGGGTGGCGATTGGCCAGCGCGTCGGCCAGGATCGGAAGCGTCTCATGAGTGATCGCATGACGCAAGACCCGCTCGCGAAGCGCCTCCATGCCGTCAAAGGCCCCGGAGACAGTGCCGACGGATACGCCGGCTTCCACTGCAATGTCGGCCCTGGTCATTCCGAACAGCCCGCATCTTTGCGCGCATGTCACCGCGGCGGCCAGCACGCGCCTATCTCGCGCCGCCCGGTTCGCCTTAAGCATCTCTTCGCGTGTCAACTTTCGCCCTCCTGGCTTTGACGGGGTCGTCATAGTTATAACGTTCCGGGTCTAGTTGCAAACCTAGCGTCGCCGCCCGATGCGGCAACCAGTGAAGCCCAGGCCAACTGTGCGCGCTCGCGGTCCGTGCCTGAGTAGCGCCAGCCAGCCGGCTTGCACTCGCGGGAGACGAATTGCGCGATGGTGACGCCGATCAGCTTGGGCGTGATCACGATGGGCCGCCAACCGATCAGGTCCGCGGACTTAAGCCGCATGTTGAGCGCCTTGGAGTCATTGGCCAGGCCGTAGCGCACGGGCCGCCCGGTCACGTCTTCGAGCACGCCCACATTGTTGCGCCAGAGGGTCACGCCTTTGCCGACAGCCTCCAGCCGCACCGACGTTTGCACATAGCTTTCCGAGTGCCCGGTATCGACGGGCAACGCATCGAGCCCGAGGCCGGCGCGGAGATCAGCCAGGGCCGCCGCGCTCACGCCGTGGCGTATCGCCCATTCAGTCAGGTTCACGTCGTGGCCCTCCGCTTCAATAAGTCGTCAACGGCTTCCGATAGATCGGTGACTACGTCGGGCGCGTCAATATACCAGTCGCGAGCGTTGAGAATATCGCAGACAGTATCGATTTCGTTGTTATCGACAGGCGAACAAGCAACGGCAAGGATTTCGTCCGCCTTGTCATAAGCGTCTTGCACCATGCGCATATTTACGGACCAAAATTTGCAGAGTTGAGCCCACGTTGACCCGGCCCTGATCGTCATCTCTAGCAATTCGAAATAGTGTTCGGCCAATATCCGCGCAATTTGTTCTCGCCGGGTCATGCCCTGGCCCTCCACACATGCAGCCCCGCAACGGTGGCCACTTCAATCATGTTCTGCGTGCCCGTGCCGCCGGGAAACGCCAGGACGTCGGTCACGCCGGGGAGCTTGGCCATCGCCTCATTGCGCAACGGGCCGGCGGCGCGGCCATATTTGGCCCATTGCGCCGGGATCGTCATGACGGATATGCCGTTGCGTCGCGCCCATTGCCGCGCCAGCGTGTCGGCTCCCGTCGCACCGCCCTCCACGATCTCAAAGACCCCGTAGGCGCGAAGGAAATAATCCAGAGCTTCGTCAACAATGTCGCGTTGAAAGAAAGCCCGACCACCGCAAACAATCAGCCGACGCATAGCCGACTCCATACGACAATGCCTTGACAATAAATGTATTCAAGTCCGGATTGATTTCGTGTGCGAAAAGTAAAAGAGCCCGGCAATTCTTCCGCGTCATAAATTTGATAATGCTCATATCCTTCCCGCGTCAGCTTCGGCAATACCCGGTCATTGCACCGCGCCCATATCCGGCCGATGCGCAACGCCAATTTCGGATCGGTGCGGTCCTCTTCAATCAGCGCGTGCCACATGATCACGCGGGCGCACGTGACCCAATGTAGCGAAGTGTTCGTGTCGTAAAGCCGCTCACGGTGATAGGCGTAGAGAAAGCCTCCGTCCCGGATGCCCTCTTTGCCGCTATGGAAAGATTGAAGCGCTTGTCGCTCTATCTTGTCCCAATGCTGTTTAGCGTTCATCCCCAAGCGCCCCTTTCATCTTTTCCAGCCCCAGGGGCGACATTTTGTATCCATAGCCCCATACGGTTTCTATCGCGGAGCTGCCCAAAACCCGGCGAGTGTGGACAATTGCCACCGAAACATTCTTGTCTTCGCTCATCCGCGTATCGTCGGGCATATTTTTGCCGGGCTTGAGTCGGTTGATCCGAAGTTTCTCCGAATGAACCGGCTGGCCATTCGCCTCATAGAGCATCAGCGCAATCCTGGCCGGCGTCGGACGCAACCCGAGGCGTTTTTTCAAACGGTGGAGCAGGTCCACGTCGTCACGCTCGCGCCGCTCTTGGGCGTCATAAGCGCGCCATTCGGCGAGCTCCGCTTCGAGCTCTGCGATCCGGGCTAATAGGGCGTCTTCGCGTGTCATCATGTGAGATTGACCGCGCCGTCAACCTTAGTCAATAGCTTTTCCGTATCCGCCCGGTTGAGGGTGAAAGCTTCGAGCACCGTGACCCCGAACCGTAGGTAAAATTCGCGCTGCATCTCCGCATCGGTGAGCCCGCGCGCCTTGAGCACGCCGCCGCGTCGCTCCATCGCGTCCCGAAGCCGGTCGCGCAATTCGAGCTTTTCGGCATGGCGCTTGACGTTGGTCATGACGCCTATTGTGTGCAGCCCGGTCGCGGCGATCTTGTGCCGGTATTCGTCAACCGACAAATTGGCTTCGACCACCGCGCCGCGGAGTGCGGCCAGGGTTTCGGCGTCGAGCTCCATCAGGTCGCCGTCTACCATGGCCGGGGCGGAGCGACCCACGGGAGGCGGGGGAGACAACCCACAATGAGGACAGGACCGATAAAAGCGCTCATAGGGAGCGTAACAGTGTAGGCATACGGATAGCGGAATTTCGTCATCAGGTCGCTCTGAGCGCCCGGCGCGGGCGTCCAGGGTCCATGGCCGTTCCCGGTCGGGCGGTCCGTGGAAGAGGAAATTTCCGACGTGGTCGATGATGGTTGCACGATCTTTGCCTTCAAGGATGCGCAATGCGCGGCCGAATTGCTGCATGTAGGTTGCGAGCGACAGCGTCTTGCGCGCGAAGCTGGCCACCTCGATAGCCGGAAGGTCGAAGCCCTCGCTGACGATGTCCACCACGACTAGCTGATTGATGCGCCGTTCGGAGAAGTTGCGGATGATCTGCCGCCGGAATGTCGGATCGGTCTTGCCGGTCACAAGGCCCGCCGCCACGCCCGCCGCCTGGTAGGCTTGCGTTATCTCCGCCGCCGTCTCCGTGTCGGGCGCAAAGGTCACGCCAAGCCGCCCCGCGCCCCATCGCAAATAGGACTTGACCACGTCGCCCACGATAGAGCTTTCCCGAGCCGCTTTGCGAAGCGTGGCCGTTGACCAGTCTCCCGACGCACTCGCCTGTTCCTCAAGCAATTGCATGTCGGTAGTCGCGCAAATGATCCGGTAGTCGGTCAGGAAGCCCTGTTCGATAAGCCAGCGCATCGGCGGCCCTTGGACCATGACATCCGCCACACCGTCCGCGTGACGCCCAAGGCCCTTCCCATCGGCCCGGCCTGGCGTGGCGGTCGGCAAGAGCCCGCGACAATCCTGATGCGTGAACATCTGCAAAGCGGTATGCCATTTGTTGCCGTCCACGACGTGATGCCCTTCGTCCGTGATCCAGCCGCGCACCTGGCTCGCCCATGGCCCGAGGTCTTTGCGTTTGACCAAGGTATCGACCGACGCCACCCGCGCCGGCGCACCTGGCCGGTAGAATGAGCGCCCGAAGAGCGCCACATGGTCGGCCACGATAGCGCGAATGGTCGTCTCGCTGGCGATCAGGTCGTGATGGACGCCGTTACGGGCAAGCGCGATGGACAATTGTCCGACAAGCTCATGACGGTGAGCGATGATCGCCCACGGGCCGGGGACTTCCGTCGCTATTTCGGACAAGATCACGGTCTTCCCGCCGCCCGTATCGAGACGCATCAGGACATTTTTCGCGCCCTGGTTCCACGCCTGATAAACGTCATTTTTCAGCGTCAGTTGGTAGGGACGAAGCGCCATGAACCACCGAATGATTTAGATTGACGGGTCCGTCATTCCATTCTAACCGTGTCGCGTCAATCTTAATCTGGAGCATCACCCCATGGGGATCAAAATTGAATTCGACACGGCGTCGCTCACGGCGGACGATGTCGAAGGGCTGTCTTACCTGCTTTCGTCGGTATCGCTTGACGCCGTGCAGACGGGGCTGAATCGATATAGCGGCGAGACTTTTGAGCCCGAGCGCATCGTTGCCACTGTCGAACCGGTGCGCGAAGTCAGCCCGGCCGAAGCCTTTGGATCGTCGCCCCCTTTGGCTCCTATTCCTGTCGCGCCTGCCGTGACCCCTGGCGCTGCCCCATCTGTTGATAGCGCGGGTTTTCCGTGGGACGAACGCATTCACTCATCGAGCCGCGCGCTCAATGCGGACGGAACGTGGCGCGCTCGCCGGAATATCCAAGAGAGCCTGAAGGTGAAGGTCGAGGCGGAGCTTCGGGCAATTCAAGGCAATGCCGGGCCGCTCATGTCCGACCCGCCCGCGCCCCCGGTCGAGCCCGAGCCGCTCATTGATCGTGAAGCCCTGGCCGGCGAGTTGCCGGTTACGCCTCCACCTGCGCCGATGGCTCCGGTTGCTCCGCCGCCGCCGCCCGCTGACGTCGCGCCCATGACGTTCCCGGAGATCATGAAAAAGGTCAACGCGTTGCAGACTTCGGGCAAGCTTACTGTGGTCGAGACGGCACAAGCGTGCGACGCGGTCGGGATCAAGAAAATTGCGGACCTGATCCAGCGCACGGACCTGATCGCCGACTTTAACGCCGTCATTGACGCATACGCATCGTGACGCCGGTTTACGATCTCCCTGTGCCCGGCACGCTCGCCATGAGCGACGCCGGGCTATGGTCGCGGTGCGCGGGTAGTTTTGCGTTGGGCAAAACCTATCCTCGCACGGGAGACAGCGAGGCGCGACGGGAGGGGACGGCCGGGCATTTTTGGGCGCTGGAAGCCGTCAAGGGGACATACTGGCCAGAGGGTCACATTGCGCCCAATGGCGTGCCCATCGACGCGGATATGATCGAGCACGGATGCGAGCTCATCGGCGTCTTGCCCGATGGCGTCGAATGGAACATCGAACAGCCGATCAGCGCTCCGGGGCTCATTCACCCGGACTGTGATGGGCGGCCCGATCTTTATTCCGTGGACTTCACTCGCCATAAAATCACGGTGTTTGAATACAAATACGGCCACCGTGAAGTGCTGGCGGAGGGGAACCCCGTGCTCCTGGCTTACGTCGCCGGGATCGTCGAGCGATGCGAGTTGACGCGGGCGGACGTGAAGGGTTGGGAGATCAGCCTCAACGTTTTCCAGCCCCGTTGCTTCCGGCCCGGCGGTCCGCTCAAGACTTGGCGTCTGCTAGGCCATGAGGCATGGACGCTGATTGAGCAGTTGCAGGAAGCAGCGCACATTGCCAAGGTTCACAACGCGCCGACGCGGACGGGCGATCAATGCGCGGATTGCAGTGCGGCGGTCTATTGCCCGACGCTGTTGCGGGTCGGGAACGTCTTGCTCGATCAGAGCGGGGACAGCATTCCGGCGGAGCTCTCGCCGGCGGCGATGGGGCTCATGCTTCGTCACGTCCGGGGCGCGATCAAGCGCCTCGAAGCGCTCGAAACCGGGTTGTCGGCGACGGTCGAAGCGCTGTTGCGCCAAGGTCAATCCATCCCTTTTTGGGGCATGGGTCCGGGCGGCCAGGGGCGGGAGAAATGGACGGCGTCAGTTGCAGAGGTGGAATTCCTCGCGCAAGCCTATGACGTCGAGTTGATCAAGAAAGTCCCGATCACGCCGGCGCAAGCTCGCAAACTCGGGGTATCGACGGAGGGTTTTTCGGAACGCCCGCCGGCGGGGACAACGTTGGTTCCGGTCGATGCAAATTCAGCAAGGAAGGCTTTTAGCTAATGGCGAGCATCTTTACCACGCCCGTGGGCCGATTGGTCCAGGGCTCCCCCTTCGAGCCGCAAACCAAGGATCAGAAGGGTAATCTCCGCGTCGTCAAGTCCGGGCCGAACGCCGGCCAGCCGTCGCCGCAATGGTTCGTGGCCGTGGCCTTCGCCAAGACCGATCCGGCCTGGCCGGCGTTCTATGCGATTCTCGACGCGGAGGCGCGGGCTGGCTTTCCCAACCTGTTCCCCGGCGGCGGTCCGTGCATCCTTCCTTCGTTCGCGTGGAAGATCATCGATGGCGACGGGTTCGACACGACGGGCAAGCCCTGGTCGTCGCGCGAGGGCTTTGCGGGCCATTGGGTCGTGCGGTTCACCTCGGGTTTCGCGCCCAAGTGCTTTCACGCTGGCCGCTATGACCCGGCCGATCAAATTTATGACGCGAAGGCGATCAAGACCGGATATTACGTGCGGGTCAATGGCAACGTTCAGCCCAATGGCGACGTCCAGAAGCCGGGGCTGTATGTCAACCTGTCGCTCTTGGAGCTCTCGGGCTATGGCCCGGAGATCGTGAGCGGCCCAGACGCCAACGAAGCCTTCGGAGCGCCGGCGGCCCTTCCCCCTGGCGCATCGCATATCCCTGTGGCGTCGGGTCCGATGCCATCGCCGGTCGCGCACCTTAATGCCCCGCAAGTAGCTATTGCGCCGCCCATTGCCGCACCGCCTATCCCGCATCAGCCGCTCGTCATATCGGTTCAAGGGCCACCCGTCGCACCACCGCAACCCTACGGCGGATACATCCCGCCCGTCGCCCCTCCCGCGCCGCCGGCTGGTCCGCAAATGACCGCCAAGGCCGCCGGCGCGACTTACGATGCGTTCATCGCGCAAGGCTGGACCCATGCGCAATTGGTGGAGCAAGGTTACGTCGTGGGCTAGAATGAGATTGACGGGGCCGTCAAAGTCAATATGATGGCCCCGTCAACTTAGGAGATCAGGGCAATGCGAGCCGACATTGAGTATCCCGACGCCTACGATAACGCCGTCAAGCACTCCATTCACATGCGAGCCAATGCCAAGCGCGCAAAGCAATGGCTGGCCGACAATCCGGACGGCAAGCGCCTCATTGCATATTATCGCCAGGAGGGCGAGTTTGCCGCGCAATCGGTTCTTGGGCCGCAATGCATCATGGGCGACGACGGTTATCCTGATCACTCCGAAGCCTGCCTTGACGGTCGGCCGCATTGCACGTGCACGACTGCCCCCGCCAAAGTCCGTTGGCCGACAGGCGATTACGGCAATTTCTTGTGGCGTGAATGCGAGCGGGGTTTTGGGCATTGGGGCGCACCGTCGCAACGCATTACCCAATTGCTCCGGGAAGCGCTCGCCAAGGCCGAGGGCTACGCCGTGGAGCGCGATGCGCGCCGGGCCGAGCAAAAGGCTCACGACTCCGCGACAAGCCGCCACGTGGGCTCTGTGGGCGAGCGGCGGGACTTCTCGTTGACGGTCAAAAACGTCCTCACTTTCGCCAGCGAGTTCGGCAACCTTTATGTCAACATTTGCCACGACGCCGACGGCAACGTGATCGTCTACAAGGGCTCCAAAGGTTGGGATCGCGGAGCCATCACCGTCAAAGCCACGATCAAGGCGCACGAAATGCGCGACGGCGTGGCGCAAACCCTTATTGCGAGGCCCAAGGCATGAATCGGTTTTTCTGGATGGCGGTCGATGCCGCCCTGATCACCGCCGTTCTAGGCCTGATCATCTATGCGTGCGCAATTGGGATGGCCTACGCGTCGTCATGATCTACTACAATGAATTCGACAACGCCGCGGCGGATTGGCTTGAGTCGCTGATCCGCTGCGGCCACCTTCCGCTCGGCGTCGTGGATCGCCGCTCGATAGTGGACGTTCAGCCCAATGACCTTGAAGGTTACACTCAATGCCATTTCTTCGCCGGAATCGGAGGATGGCCGCTTGCTGCGCGTCTTGCTGGCTGGCCTGACGAAAGGCCCCTCTGGACCGGGTCTTGCCCCTGTCAACCTTTCAGCGCGGCAGGCAAAGGCGGCGGGTTTGATGACGAGCGGCACCTTTGGCCCGCGTTCTTCCATCTCATCGGAGAGTGCCGTCCTCCAGTCGTGTTTGGCGAACAGGTTGCGAGCAAGGACGGCCTCGGTTGGCTCGACCTTGTATCGGCTGACATGGAAGGCGCGGGTTACGCCTTCGGGGCGGTCGATACCTGCGCTGCGGGCTTCGGCGCGCCGCACATCCGACAGCGACTGTATTGGGTGGCCGACGCCGGACGCGCAGGCGATGAACGTTTTCGCGGACCCCGAGAAGCACATGCAGCGGCTGGAGCGGCTGAAGGCGAAGCACGGGAATGGCAACGGGGCGGGGCTTCCCCTAGGACAGGCTTGTCATCTGGCCGGGTGGAACACGCCGAGGGCGACGGACGGGTCGCACGGGGGACCGAACCAAGCGGGCGGGGCGCTGCCGGCGGATGCGGCGTTGGCGGGATGGGTCACCACCACCACCAGAGACTGGAAGGACAGCGGGGTGGACATCAGGCCGAGAGCGGACGGTTCGGAACGGTTCGACCAGTTACCGCGGCAGGCGAACCTTGCAACTTCGGCCCGACTAACGGTCTCTGGCGAGATGCTGACTGGCTCTTCTGCCGGGATGGAAAATGGCGGCCAGTTGAACCCGGCACATTCCCGCTGGCTCATGGGGCTCCCGCCCGAGTGGGACGATTGCGCGGCTATGGTAACGCGATCAACATCGCGCAAGCTCAGGGGTTCATAGAGGCATACATGGAATGTTAGCCGCGCGTTTTGACGTCGAGACCTATAGCGAAGCTGGTTTCATATGGGACGAAGAGCGCGGCAAATGGGGCGCGCCCCCTGGCGCACGCAATAAGGGGATCAGGGCGGTAGGAACCGCCGCCTATTGCGAGCACCCGACGACGGAGGTGTTGACCGCCTCGTATATGCTGCCCGGTCAAGAGGTGAAGCGCTGGCGTCCAGGCGAGCCGCCGCCGGCGGACTTGATGCGCTGGCTCGAACAGGGCGGAGCGATTGAATCGCATAAGGCCATGTTTGAGCGCTTGATATGGGAGAACGTGCTTACGCCCCGGCATGGCTGGCCGGCCCTCAATCCCTATCAACAGCGCTGCAGCATGGCCACGGCGCGCGTCAACCAATACCCTGGCGCATTGGGCGATCTGTCCGAGGTGTTGCGCCTTCCCGTGCCCAAGGACAAGGACGGCAAGCGGCTACTGGATAAATTCTCAATGCCGCGCGATCCGACCAAGAAAGACCCCCGGACGCGCATCCGGCCGCAAGACGATCCGGCCGACTTCGAGCGGCTTTGTGCCTACTGCGACACGGACGTGATTGCCGAAGACGGCGCCGCGACCCGTATGCCCGAAATGACGCCCGACGAACTGCTGTTCTGGTGGATCGATCAGGAGATCAATCACCGCGGGCTAGGAATCGACCGCGCTGCCGTGCGCGACTGTATCGCCGTGTTGGAACAGGCGCACGCGCAATATGGCCAGGAGCTTCGCGACCTGACCGGCGGGATCGAGCCGACTCAACTTCAGCAGTTGCAGGGCTGGTTGCGTTCGCGAGGCGTCCATATGCGCTCGATGGACGCCGATGCGGTGGATGCGGCCCTTCTCGATCCGTTCATGCCGGCGGACGCCAGGCGCGTCCTTGAGGTGCGCCAGCTACTTGGATCGGCGAGCGTCAAAAAGCTCTATGCGATGGAGAATCAGGCGTGTCGAGATGATCGCCTGCGTGACCTTCTCCAGCATCACGGAGCCCGTACAGGCCGCCCGACGGGTGAAGGCCCTCAACCCCTCAACTTGCCCAAGGCAGGCCCTCCGCTGCGTCTGTGCGTCGCCTGTGAGGCCCCTTTTGCGGAACGGCACATAGTTTGCCCCTGGTGCGGGACGATTGCCGAGAACAAGCCGGGCAAATGGGCTCCGGAGTATGTCCAGTCCGTGCTTGACGTCATGTCGTGCCGGAACCTTCAGCTAGTCGAGCACTATTTCGGCGATGCGCTCTTGTGCATTTCGGGCGTGCTCCGCGGACTCTTCGTGGCGCGCGACGGTTATGAGCTCATCGCGTCGGACTATAGCGCCATTGAGGCGGTGGTTATCGCCATGATGGCCGGCGAGCAATGGCGCATCGATGCATTCCGGGACAACCTCCCGATCTATTATTTGAGCGCGTCCAAGATCACGGGCACACCGCTCGATGTGTATCTTGAGCACAAGGCGCGGACCGGCGCGCATCACCCTGACCGGCAAAAGATCGGCAAGGTGGCAGAGCTCGGGCTTGGTTTTGGGGGTTGGCTGGCCGCCTGGCTCCGGTTCGATGACTCCGGGACGTTCACCGAAGACGAGATCAAGGGCCACATTCTGGCGTGGCGCGAGGCGTCGCCGGCAATTGTCGAGATGTGGGGCGGCCAGCACCGCGGACGTCCGTGGGATCGTGACCGTCGGCAAGAGTATTATGGCGTCGAAGGCATGGCGATCCTAGCCATTCTGCACCCTGGCGCGACGTTCGATTATCGCGGGATCAAATTCTATATGCGAGGCGACGCGCTGATCATCCGGCTCTTGTCGGGGCGCGAACTTACCTATCACAATCCGCGCCTAAGCCCGTCGCAACGTGATCCGAGCGAATATGCGATCACCTACAACACGTGGAACAGCAACCCGCAATATGGTCCCATGGGTTGGGTCACGATGCAGACCTATGGGGGCCGGCTGACAGAAAATATCGTCCAGGCCACCGCACATGACATTCAGCGCCATAGCATCAAGCTATTGCGTCTCGCCGGGTATCCGATGGTTCTGCACGTCTATGACGAAAACGTCGGCGAGGTGCCGATTGGCGCGGGGAGCATCGAGGAATTCGAAAGGCTCATGATGGTCATGCCCGAGTGGGCGCACGATTGGCCGATTCGCGCCGCCGGGGGTTGGCGCGGTCGGCGCTATCGCAAGGTGGACTAAAGGTCCGCCGCGATCCATCCGAGCTCTTGTTTGATCGCCACGACAAGCGCCGGATTGCGGCCGGCCGCCTTGTCTTCCCGCGCCCATTCGCTTTCGAGCGCGCACATTTGCGCAAAGGCATAGCGGGTCTGTTCGGTCGGCTTGCGACGGCCGCGCGCCCACACGGCCAGAAGCGGCCCCATCACGACGCCCCGCTTGCACTGGACGTTGTAGAAGCGTGTCTTGTGCGCGGGCGTGCAAAAGACCTGGCGATGGTGTTTGCGGGCGAACGAAGCGCCACACTCGGGGCATGTGTTTTCCATGCCCAAAGCGTCTATCGTATTATACGCACCGCCGTCAAGCCATACCGAAGGCGATGTAGTCAATATAAAGGTCTTGGACCAGCGTGCCCCACTCCTGCGCCCACAGAGTGCATCCGGATGTGCTTATGCTGCCGTCGAGCACATAGACGGCAAAAGCGCCATTCGTGCTATTGAGGGGCTGGTTGCGACCGATGGGAAAGACATACGGCGTGCCAGAACCGAATGCCTGGTCAAAGGATACCGAGCCGCCATTGCCTGCGGCCCCCGTGATATTGCCGACGTGCAGCGTTCCGAAATTGATCAAGAAAGCGCCAATCCGAATATGCCCTGCTGAATTGAGGTTCGGGATCGTTCCGGAAATGTTGAGAAGCGCCAGGACTTGCGAAACGGTGAGGTCCGCCGCGTCCGCCGTGCCGCCGGTATTGTTGCCCTTGAGGGTCGCCGCGGCCATTTGCGCGAGCTTGGCGTTGGAGACCGCGTGCGCCGCAAGCTTGGCCGTGGTCACGCTGCCATCCGCCACCGCGTTAAGCACCGTCCAGCCCGCGCCCGAGGCGTTGGGGTCCGTCGTGTTGTTCTCTGACGTGTTGAGGTAGAGGAAGGAATAGCTGTTGTCGATTAGGATCGCGCCCTTCGGGTAGCCCCCGATGGTCGTGGCAAAGGTCGAGTCAAAGGGAACCGGGCCGCCGGCCGCAAACCATTGGTCCCATGACGTGATTTGATAGAATAGCCCGTTGAAGTCCTTGCCGGCCGGCGGAATGCCCCCGCTGGCCGCTGGCGTGAAGCAGACGGGCGGAAAGCCTGTGTCCAGCGCCGCGCGCCCGGAAGCGCCCGTTGTGGCCGGGACGGGTGTCGATATGTATCCGCCGCCGGCGCTATGCGCGAACGGTGCAGCAAATTTGACCGGAATGCCCGAGGACTGCATGGTTCACCTATGGGGTCACGACGTTAAACGAAACGCCGGCGGGTTGCGGAAGGGCTCCCGAGCTCTGCACGATGAAGAGCTCAACAAGCGACAGCGTGAACAAAAATTTGAAAGTGAAGGTCATGTCGAGGTTGTCCACGACGTAGCAATTGCCCCGGCCGGGAAACAGGTTCAACAAGATTTGATTAATCGACGGCGCGGACACGACGCAGATATTGGCCAGCGCTTTGGCTAGGATCAGCAGACGGAACGCCGAATCGTCCAGCGTAAGCGGGATGGTCGTCGCCGCGCCGGGCGTGTAGAAAATGCCTTCCCCAAAATCGTAGGCGTTCCACCGCCCCGCCTCGCCGAAACCTAGATAGACCTGGCTGATTTGCACGACACGCGACACGCCGACGATGCGACCCCATACGTCAAGGCCCCATCCTTCCGCCGTGTCCACATTCCACGCCATGTTGTAGAAACTATTTATGTTCGCGGACGGGTCTATGTAAGCATTCATATTCTGGATCAATTGATTCAGAATAGGGCTTGCGCCGTATTGCGAAATGATTGTTTGCTCGACGTCAATCATGATCAGACTAGCGCCACAACAATATCGCTTGCGGAGATTGTGGGGACTTGATTGATCGGAACATCGACGTATGTGCTTGACGGAGTGCTTGTGCCGATCTGAAGGCTAATGATTTGAGCCCAGGCCCCGAGCGCTGCGACGGGTTGAAAAAAGCGAAGCGCCAAAATCTCTGAGCCAATTCGCGCCCGCGGGCCGCCGTCATCGCCCGCAAAAGCGGCAATGATCGCGTCCTGAATTTGGTCGAGATAGTCGCCGGGAACCGCCGGGCTGTTGCGGATCGTCAAACCGAATTTGATGGGGAGCGACGTCGGACGCTCAAAAGTGACGGAATATGTCGGGTATGGGACGGCATAGCCGCTCCGACTGTCCGTGACCGTCACGGTGGTGTTGCCATTGTAGGCGCACCCGACGGACTTGCGCGACCATATCGCCGTTGCCACGTCGAGGTCGGTTCCGCCGGCCACCGACGCATAGAGGGAATGGGCCGCCACGCTCACCCCGCCAATGGAGATTGAACCCGCCGTCACGTTTTCCGTGACATAGGCGTCGAGGACGCCAGGGACGGCCAGTATGGCCCCGAGAATGGACGGGAGGGAGCCTAGCGCATTGGCCGCTACGCTTTGCTCTCGACGCGCTTCGAAGGCCGCACGCCCCTCCACGTCGGAACCGAGCACGCCTTCCGTCGCATTGGTAACGCTGTCCCATCCGGGAATGGCTTGATAGATCGTCGAGAGCGCCCCGACGGCGCACGGGATCGCGCCGGTGGCCGTGCAGACAAATTGAATATCGACCGAGCCGCCGGCCCCTATCGTTCCCGGCCCCGACGCGGCATAGCGATTGCCGCCCGTATCGACGGCCAGCGCGCCCGTGGGGATCACGACGCCAGGCAGTCCGGTGCAAGTGCCGATGACGACGGTCGAGCTTGCCGGGTTGCGCGTCAGAAAGTAGATGCGGCCAATGGCGTCCTGAAAGCGACCGTCCGCATAGGCCGGGTCAATCCCGTTGGCGATGGTCAGGAAAGCGTCGTTTGCGTCGGCAATGATGGCCGCCGTCGAGCTCGCCAATTGTCCTTGAGGCGTGTCTAGCTGAGTGTTGAGGTTGCCCCCGAAGGCCGTGTTGTAGTCGGCCAGGACGCCCGCCAGAATCGCCGACTCCGCCGGCGCGACGAAGCCGCTGGCTCCGAAAGTGATTGTGGGGACGCTGGTTGTCATGTTGTGCCCACGAAAATGACGGGTAGGCCGCTGCTACCCACGAAAGTGATGACGCCTTCGGGCGTGCCAACGAAAGTTAGCACGCCCCACACGACTTCGCCACCGAAGCGAGACGACGCGGCGGCGCTTGGGGTCATGTACGAGAATTGAATTTGGCCGGTCAGCCCGCGATTGTTGATCGCATTGAAATAGACTTGCGCCGAAATGACTTCCGGAACCGTGAGCGCCGCCGTGACAAACAGTTGCTTGATCAATTCGAGCGGCGTGTTTTGCCCGAGCACTTGCGCGAAATAGGGGACGCCCTCGCCAGCGTCATACCAGAGTTCGCCAAGGAACAGGCGCACCGCGCTCGCGACGTCTTGCGCGACACTGTAAGGGTCCGACGCCAAAGCGATATTGCCTTGCACGTCGAGAACCAAGTCCCACGTATTGCGATCCAGCAGAAGCGTTTGCATTCAAACCCCCGTGACCTTGGTGGCGTTGCTCCCGTCGCTACGTTTGAGCGCCAGGCCGCCGGCCCCGCCTAGCGCGCTCGAACCCGACACGTCGAGATCGCCCGTCACCTTAAGATGTCCCACAATGTCAATCTCCGGAGCGGTCAGCGTGACCTTGGCTGTCGAGGTCAAATATGCCCCATCCGCGGCCAGATGCAAAAATTGTGTCGCCGCACCGTTGAGCAAACCGCCTAAATAGATGCCGTCGGCCCAATCATAGCGACGAAACGATCCGGGCGGCCCTGGCGCTTTTGTCGCCTTCACGGCGGAAATGTCGTTATGACAAAACAGGCATAGACCAATGTCGCCGACTTGCGGGTCAATGATCACGGCGGACGCGCCGGCCTGAAGCCGAAAAAACGGGAGGTCGTATATTGTCCCGTGCGCGGTCGTGTTGCCCTGCCCGTCGATTTGAGCGACAAGCGGTTGCACCGCGACGCGGGTCGCCGTCGCCTCTTTCACCACCGCCAGGGTTGCCGTCGCAAGCCGGTTGATGATTTGCGAGATGATGAATTCTTGCACGCCGTAATCTGACGTCGTCGATTCGGGACGCTGCTGGCCGATGTAGCCTTGATTGCTCATAGGGCTTCAAGCCTCCCACCGATGTTGCAGAACCATTTGCCGCCCGGCGTTTCGCTTTCAAGCTCATAGGTCAGGTCGTATATGGTCCAAACCTTATTCGCCGGCGTGACGGATGATCGCAATTCAAACTGGCCGTTGAATGACAGTCCCGGATTGTAGAGCGTCGTCACGGCGACGCCCTGATCACTGAAGCGCGGATATTTCACTAAGCCCGTCTCGGGCGAAATGACCGGGATCAGGCCGCCGCGAGCCGAACCCTTCGGCCAGATTTCCACCGCGTCGCCATTAGGGCCGCCATTGGTGAGCGCGAAGATATTGGCGTCCCGGCAAACCTTGCGAAGCTGGTCAATTGACGTGCCGGGGAAATAGCTAGGCCCGAGTCGCACCGTGACCCCGTGGTTAACAAAGGGCTTTCCCATGGCCGCGGCGATCTGAGCGCATATGGTCGCCACGTCGCCGCCTTGGGGAAATGACGCCGGCGCGACGGGCTTTGTGAGATCAACCAGGCCGTTGAGCGCCGACACAGTCAAGGCGACGTTGGGCATGTTTTCAAAATCGGCATATGCGCTGTAGATCGTGCCGGTGAAAACTTGCGACATTCCCGACACGTCGTCGCCGGCGGAAAGGCTGATCGTATTGTCGCGGATGGCGGCCAAGGGCTTGCCGAGCCGGGTCAACTGGTTGAGCAGGGAAAGCGACATTCCCCAAACGCGGATATTGGCCCGGTCCAACGTCGGAAGCGAACCTTTTGAGATCGATGCGGCGACCTTGAGCCCGGTAAGGGTCACGGTGTTTGCCGATCCGGCCGGGTCTTCGCCGAAGCTGCCGGTCCCAAGCGTGATGGTGACGTCGATTTTGCGTTTGATCAGGCTCATGACGGGGGCAGATACGCCAGAATCCACCGCGCTCCGAGGCCCGTGTAAGCGGGATCGTCAACGCCTTGAGTGTCGAAAAAAGACAGGTCGCCAATGAAACCAAGATACGCGTCGCGAATGAGCTTGCAGGAATTGCGCGCGATGCGCCCCTGCGTGATCGGCGCGTCATTGACGAAGACATCAACAAAAAGGCTTGCGCCCTTCTGATAAATGTTAATTCGGGTCTGCTGGCCGGCAAGCTGCACGGTGAGCGTCTGATTGGGCGTTGCGGCAAGGGGAATGATTTGAGCGGTCATTGTGGCCCCGTCCCCATGGCGGCCGCCTGGCTTTTCGTAGGCGTTTGGGTTTGCACCTGGCCCGTGTCTTGCGTGGCCGCCGCGCTTGCGCTCTTGACTAGGGTAAAGGCCGCACGCGCGGCCGACCGGACTTCCTTGAGCCGCACGCGCGCCGTGATCAGCCCCGCGCCTTTGTCCGACGCCCGGTCAAAATCATAGTCCACCACCGAGGCTTGGTGATAGGACTTCTCGGGCATGACGACTTGGTAAGTGTCGGTCGAGGCGCGAAGCGTTTCCAGCGTGTCGAGGAACGCCTTGCGCTCTGCCGACGATCCGCCCTTGTTCATCGAGATTGTCGCCTCGTAGGGACGCTCGACCTTGTTGTAGCTTTCGAACGCGCCTTTCTCGACGGGGTATTCGGGAATGTCGCTTTCTTTGCGGAAGTCGAGCTCAACCACCGAATCGACGACAATGACCGGCGCACCGTCATGATCGTAAATTCCCCAATATTGCGGGCCGGCCGATTTGATGGCGCTTGGCGCGTCACTCGTCAAAACGCCATTTGTCAGCTTGCCCGCAATATTGGAGATCGATGCCGAAAGCGCTCCGGAAAGCGTCCCGGTGGTCCCGTCCAGAGACGTGGCCGTCAGGATGCCCTTGATTGTGCCAGAGAGCGGCCCCGACAGGCTTCCAGAGAATTGGAAGGTATTCAGGTCCACGACGCCACGAAGCGCGCCTGTGATGGTCTGGACGACGCCAGAAGCTTGGCTGAGCGTGCCGACCACCAGGCCGGCGAGGTTCCCGTTGGAAAGGTTCGCCTGGCCGGTAAAAAGGCCCGACAGCGTGTCGAGCGCCGCGCCAGCCTGGCGAGCAATCGGAGGAACGCCAGGAACGTCCGGAATGTTAGGGAATGTGGTCACGGGGTCTGCCCCGTGTTCGCTTGCGCGGCCATGGACTGTCGAAGCATTTCAGCGTTGAAGTCCGCGGCGATGCCCGCGGCGTCGGTCGCTTGCGTGTTGATGGTCACGGGGCCGGTGTTGACCGTGACGTCGGCCGACCCGGCCCCGAGCGCGCGATTGCCCCGCATAAGGTCGCCCGCGACTTCGCCTTCGCCCGGACGCATATAATCTTTGACGTAAGCGGCCATCGACCCTTGCGCATTGCCGGCCCCGAGAATGCGACCGTAGGCGCGTTTTTCCGGGCCGTTGAATTCTTGGATCATCCAGGCGAGTTGATCCGTCATGGACGAAGACCCCCAGTCTTTGCCGGTCGCCTTGCGATATGCCGCCTGTCGAGCGCCGGTAAGTTGCAGCAGCCCATGGGCGTGCGATCCATCGCCGGCCGCCGTGGGGTTGGTCGCTCCGGGATCGAGGCCGCCATTTTCCGCCATCATGCCGGCGACGATGCCGTCAACGGCATATCCGGGGACATTGTGCGACAAAAGGTAATTGCGGATTGCCGCTTTCCGGGCGGCCAGGTTGTTCGGTCGGTCGCTGTTTGCAAGCTGCGTCGGCGTGGCGATGATCGCGCCAGCCGCGGCCGTCACGCCGAGCGGAGACAGCGCCGCGCCCAAAAGCGCCGATCCAATGCCTCCGCCAGCCGTTGCCGCCCCCGCGCCGGCCGCGGCCGCACCGCCGCCTAGCCCGAGAAGCCCACGCACCATTCCCAAGCCGCTTAGCCCCGTCGCGGCGACGCCGGCCAAGAGGATCGCTTTGGTGAGCTCCGGGAATTTCTGAATGCCCTCCGTGACCAACTTGAGCACGCCAGACATGGCCGGCGACCAGTCGGCTAGGAGCGCATTCGCGTCGCCCACTACCGCCTGCGTCAAGTCCGCCCACGATTTTTGCAGGTCGCGAACCTTGGTCACGGCGTCTTGCGACGGCTGGTTTTTCATGGCGTCCGACATGGCCCCGCGCAACGCGCCCTGGCCTTTCATCGCCTGATCGATAGTCGCTTCGTCCAGCCCGAGCATTTGGCCGAACGCGCTGACTTCTTGCGGATTGCGGCCCTGTGCCCATTTGGCGAATTTGTCGATGGCCCCTAGCGCGTTGTCGCCCGACTGAATGCCCGTCTGTTGCGCCGCCGTGATCAGCCCCGTCGAGGCGGTCCCAAAGGTGCGCCACTGGTAAAGCTGCGACGCGAGCCCGGCGACACTTCCGCGCGCCACGTTGGCGTCGCCTCCGTTTTTGGCGATGACGTCGCCGAAGGCCCGGAATTGCGAAACGCTAAGCCCCGCCGCTTTGGCCGCCCGGTCGAGGTTGGAAAACTGGACGACGGTCTTGCCGATGTATTCGGCCAGGCCATTAGCGCCCACCACCGTGGCCACCACGCCGGCGGCGCTTCGGCTGATCTTGGTGAAGCTGTCGGCTATTTCACGGTTGCTCTTTGCCAGGTCTTTCCCGGTCTTGTCCCATCCGTCCTTGAGCTCTTTGCGCGATTTGTCGTTTTCCTTCCGACCCTTTTCAAAGCCGGAACCGTCAAGCGTGAGCTTGACTAGGAAAGCGTCAATGACGGTCGGCATTGCTCGCAACCCACTCGTTGAAGGCGTTGACGGTGGCAATCTCCACCAGGCGGTAAAGATCGGCTACCCCATAGACCGTGTCAAGTTCATGGAGCGTCGCGAGGTTTGCGGTGATCACGGCGGCAATTGACGCCGGGACGTTCAAGACTCGGGCGTAGCGGGGGCGGTGTCCGGTATCGCTGCGGCGGCAGTCAACAGACTGTCGATCAAGGAAAAATTTGCGTGTAACTTGAACACCTCGTCACGCAAAAAAGCCCGCGTCGCAATCTCTTCGATGTCGTCTTCGATCAAGGGCCGAACCCCCGCATCTTGGATCGATTGCACGCACGACATCATTTCCGCCAGCAATGGCCCCACGTCTTCGTAGGGAGCCGACAGAAAGGCGCGAAGGCCCATGAACGCTATTGCGCCCCATCCGGCGGAGATCACGCTCTCGGGGATTTCCACGTTGCTGCGACACATTGCGGTGAGCGCGCGGATCGCCCACGCTTCGCCCTGGCTCGCCGGCATTTCGGTAATCTTGAACCGTTTGCCGAGATCGCGCCCGTCGAGCGGGATCACTATTTCCTTACTGTTTCGCACGTCAGCGCGGGGCCGCCGAAACGCGGTTCCACGACAGGCCGAAGCTTCGGGCTTGCAGCACGCGGGCGGCCGGCGGAATCGGCGTGTAATTGGTCATGAAGCCCTTGGTGAGCGTGTATCGCCGACCCGTGCCGGGGATGTCGATAACGCCATCCGCACGAAGCTTGACGCGGCCCGAAACCTCCGCTTCCGCCCACGACTCGAAAACCGTCGAAGACAAGCTGTCAGGCATGACTGAGACGGTCATGGGGCAAATGTAGGGAACCCATCCGGCGGAAAGGTTGCCATCGACGCCCATAACAAGCTCTGCGACGTCCACCGCCGCCGTTTCGAAAGCCCGGTCCGCGGCGAAGCCTTGAAGCTGCACGGGCGAAGTGAACAGCCCCGCAATGGTGATCAGGAAAGTGCAGTCGGCGCTTGTGATCGTATTGGTGGCCACTATTGAATCTCCAACGATCCGAGGGCGATGGACTGCACCGACTGGCCATCGGTGTACCAGAAGGTGATGGGTTGCGGGCCGCGCGACGCGCGCACTTGAGCCGAGACGTCCGGGATCAGCAAATACCACCCGCGCGCTTGAATCGTGGTCGCGATGTCAAAGCCAGCGGCGTTGTTCACCTCCGCGACTTGCAGAGCCGACAGCGTGACCCCCGGCCGAATTGCGCCAAAGCGCACCGCGGCGTTGATCGGATCATTGAGCGCCGAAGCGATCAAATTGCGGCCGGCGGGGTTGAAGGGGATATTTCCGACGGCCGTCATCAAAGACAGCAACGCCAATTGGAAAGCCGAATTCATCCAGATTTGGTTGATGAAGCTATCGACCCACAGGAAGACCCCGCTGATCTGGCCATTCGACAGGAACGTAAAACCCTGGTTCGCGGTGGCGACAGCGCCATACCAATTGTAGCCGTTGAGCGTCAATTGCGCGGCGATGGTCTGGCTCGACACGTCGGCCGGGAGACCGGATTGCGAACGGAAAGCCAAAGTCACGCGGCCATTTAGCGCCGTGAAGTCTTGGCTTGCGATTGCGCCCATGATGAACGCGGCCATGAGCGCGAGGTTGGTCGGGCTGTAAACGAGGATCGTGCCCGAGTCGTTGGCCGCCTTGACCAGATAGGCGAGAGACGTTGTCGAGTTATTGACGTAGGCTTGCGCGTCGGTATCCCACGCGACGAACGCGTATCGGTTATTCTGCCCGCTTGTCCAATTAGCGAAAGCCAGGCCGTCTGAAGTGACCGGCTCCCAAAGCGTGCTGAAGCTGACCCAATCTTGCGAAATGGTCGTCAACGCCGACATGAATGCGCCCGGCGTCGCTGCGGCCGCCCCTGGCGAAGTGACCGCGCCGGTCGCCGCGGTGAGGTTAAGAGCGGTGGCCACCGCGCCCGCGCTGACGACGATGGAGCTTGTCGAGCCGGTTGAATTGGACGTAACGACGAATGCGCCGGAAAGGCTGTCGTAGGTGACGACAAAGCCGGGAGACGTGAAGGCCGCCGTGATTGTCGCCGCCGCGGCCGAAAGCGAAACCGCGCTTGACAGGTTCAGCGAGCTCGACGTTTTGACCGCGCCACCGTCGGGCGTGATCGAGAGCGTGCCGCTGGTGATCGCTTGGACTTGCGCCAGGGTGATCGCCCCGCCGCGCACATACCCGGATGTCGCGACAGTGTTGTATTGGGCGAATTTGACCGCGCCGGGCTTTTTGGGCGAATTGTCGAACCCGTTGAAATAGACCACCGCCGCGGCGTATTCCGCCGATGCCAGCCCGAAGTAAGTCCCGACGGCGGCGGCCGACGCGAAGCTGATCACAGTTCCGATGGGGACTTGCGTCGAGTTGGTGAGAAAGAGACCGACGACGTCGAGCGCCGATCCGCCGGCGGAGATCACGCCGGGCGAAACGCTGACGAATAGGGAGGCGGGAATCGCTTGCGTCATCGTTCAGAGCCTTCGAGCCGGATAGACCTTTGCGCCATACTAGCGGGAAGTTTCCGCCTTGTCGATACGGCTGTCAGTTCACCGCGTTTACGCCAATATTCGAGATGGTATAAGAGCCGGCGGAGTAGGCCGCCGCCGTCGTGACCGCAAGACGGACCCACTTGAAAGCGGTATTCGCTACCGATGCGGCATACATGCCATTCCCCGCCGCGGTCATTGTCGAACCCGAGATCGTAAACCAGTTAGTCCCGTCCATAGAACCTTGCATCGTCACGACGGGCTGTGTGGTAACGGTCGGGCTGCCGGCTAGGATCATGAAAGCCGTGACGAGTTTCGTGCCTTCGACATAAAGCGGCGTCGTCGCGCTGTTGAGGGTCGAGAGCACAAAGTTTGAGGCGGTGAGCGCCGTCGAATTGAACATCGAGGCAAGCGGGTTGGTGGCCGCATAGAAGTCGCGCGCCTGGCGCACCAAAGGCGCGGCCATTGGGGGCAATTCGAGAGCGGTGATTGTGGCCGTAACGGTGGTGGACGTTCCGCCACAAGAGAAGAAAGACCACCGTCGCCGGCCGCCGACAGGGAGCGCCGGCATGGAGACAGTGCTCGTGGTGGTGATCGGATCAGAAGTCCAAATGTCCGAGAAATTGGAACCGCCGCGGCTTTCCTGAAGAATCGCAAAGACCGCTGTCGCAGTCCCGAGCGTCAAGGTCGAAACGTTAATTTCGGCCGATACCCACGCGCCCGAGCCGGCCGCCGAAGCGATGATCGTACCGTTGACCCTGCCCGCGCCAGCAAAAGCGCCCGCGCTCACGTCGGTCTGCGAAATGGCGGTCGCCACCGAAACGCCGACTTCTTTGTTGGTCGAGCCGTTGGCGATGTTCATTTGCGGGACGGAGCCCGCAATTTGCGACAACGAAGTGACTGTGCTGACGGTCGTCAGCGTGCCCTGCGTGATCGCCGCATTGACGCCGAACACGTTTCCGGACGGAGCCGTCCCATAGGCGGTCACGGTGCCGGTAAGGGCCGTTCCCGCGTAGGACGACATGTCGCCACGAAGCGCGCCCGCTACGGTGAGCGACAAGGGTGAACTTTGAGCGGTCGTGTAGGACGGGGCGGCGGTGGTGACGGCGGCAAGCGTCAAGTTGCCATATTGGCCGGCCGTGGTCGAACCTTGAGCCGTCGAAGGCGACGTATATGCCGGATTGGTTTGTGAGACCGCCGCGCCGGCAATGTCGAGGTTGACCGCCCCGATCAAATTGGTTCCCGAAGGAAGCGGCGCAATCAAGTCGGTATGCAACTGATTGATGGCGGTGATCATAGTCGCCTGATTGGCTGACGTCGCCGCGCCTGCGGGGAGCGGGAGGGACGCTGCGGAGATTGCCGCTGCGCCTCCCGATACAACGCCGGCCAGAGTCGAAAGATAGGAATTGCCCGTGGTCTGCAAAGCCGACGTAGCCGCGCCCGAGGGGAGCGGAAGAGACGCTGCGGAGATTGCCGCCGCGCCTCCCGATA